CCTCGTCAACGTCAGTGTCGTGGTCGAGCACGAACATTGCGTGCTCCCCCTTGCGCACGTCGGACTCTGGCGCATCACACCCCGCAACCACACAAGCGCAGAGCACTCGCATCTCGTGCTTACGCGCGAACGGCAACCTGGAGTCCGTCTCAATGTCGAGATAGGCAATGCGGGGGGCCGGCTCCACCTCTGCATCGGTATCGACGAAGAAGCGACGCAACGGATGCACGTCGACCTCGTGGGGGTCAACGCCATTGACGCGGAACCAGTTTTCAATGGGACGACCACGTTCGTCCTCAGTGACCATGATGGACTTGCGCGCATCTCGGGACTTCCAATCGACGCGGAACCAATCCCCCTCGGGCATGGCCGACACCACGTAGGGGGAGCGCTCAATCTGCGCCCGATGAGGCTCGACATCAGTTGCGCGGAAGTAGGTTGTCCACCTCGCACGCGTGGTTGCCTCGTGGAGCACACCAGACTCGCGATACAGCAAGTGCAACGTGTCGGTCTGGTCGACATAGCCTCCGACGTACTTCGGTTTCATGGGTGGCCTCCAAACGAGTAAAGACCCCCTCGTGCCGCAATACGTGTTGCGGCCCGAAGGGGTCAGTCCCGTGGCAAGGGTAGCAAGGGGGAGCCGGCAACGGTGGGAACGTGGGAACGGAGAGGCTACTTCCCCGCCTTGCGGCGCTCGCGCTTGATCTGGAGCACGAGCCCCTTGGCGGTCTTGGCGACGTGGAACACCTCGACGACTCCGTTGCGGAGTTCCACCCATGCCCAAGGATCGTCATCCAACGAGGTAGCGGGGACCAGTTCCTTGGAGCCCGTCTTCTTGACCGACTTGAACATCTGCACGGTCTGCTTGCCGAGCAGGCTTGCGACGGTGATGGTGTTGACCTCGCTGCCCTTGCCACCCCGGCCAGAGGGGTTGGCCTTGCCTTGCGGCGTCTCCTTGCGACCCGTGTTGCGCTTGCCCGTCCCGGCCTCCGCGCGAGCGTTCTTCACCTCGGCGGTCAGTTCGCGGTAGCTCGCCCCCTTCTCAGCCTTCTCCTTCAGTTCGGGCCGCTTCTCCTCGGGGGCTTTGAGCAGCAACGCGAGCTTCTTGTAGCCGAGTCGTTCGACATCCGACTTCTCGTAGTTCGCACTCACGTCGATCTGCTCGTACGCTGTCTGCCGGCTGATCTCCAACTCCGCGAAGACGAACGCCTCGAACGACTTGTACGTAGGAGCCCCGTCCTCACCCTTGCGGAGCTTCCAGAGTTGGTCGGTGTGGATCTGCTTCAGTTGCAGACCCAACTCGTACGCAACCACGGCTCCCGCGCGCGTCAGTTGGTTGGCGCGCTCGACCGCTGCATCCAAGTCCTTCACGCTGAAGCGCGGGTCCACGTCGACCGTGACGAGTTCCGCCTTGGCCGGCTTGTCGGCCTTGCTGCCCTCGGCCTTGCCCTTGGCCCCCTTGGCAGGCTCCGCAGGGGGCTCAACGGGCTCGTCTTCGACCTCCGGGGGTGCGTCCTCCGGTGCGTCCTCCGGTGCGTCCTCCGGTGCGTCCTCCGGTGCGTCCTCCGGTGCGTCCTCCGGTGCGTCCTCCGGGGGTGCCTCATCCCCGACTCCGCAGTAGGGGCAAGCGTCGAGTTCGGCGTCCGACTTGCCCTCGCAGACATCGCACTTGGCGAGCTTGTCGGCAGCGGTATGCTCGCGGAAGTGCGCCACGAGCCGGCCAACCTTGTCTTCGACGATTCCATCGGCGGGAAGCTCCAACGCGATCAGCGCCTCCGTCACCGTCTCCTCGTTGACCTTGCTGCTCAGTACCCCATAGATTCGTTCCGGTTTCGTTGCTTTGCGTGCCATGTGGCCTCCTTGCCCTGCTAGGGCTCAAACACGAACGCCGACCGTGCCATAGACGGTCGGCTTTGACAACGCTTATGCCGTGTCGCCATCCGCCGCAATACGTGTTGCGGCGGAATAGCGCTTCGCGGTGCGTTTGAGTACGCCTCGCACGAAGCGGTGAGCAGCGCGTTCGTTACCGAACCGCAATGCGAGACGGGTCTGCGGGTTGGCGTATAGCTCGAACGCGGTAGCCTGGACACTCCACGTTCGAGCAAGCCGAATGATGACGACGGCATCTGCAATGGGAACCTCGCGGGCAATCTCCTTCGCGCGTTCGTAGCGGGAAGTCAATACATCTTCGTCGATTGACACCTCTACGCGACACTCACCCTTGGGGGTTAGCGTCTCACCGCGAGTAGGGTTGCGATCCGAGCTACCAGAGAGACGCGCTCCACGGAGCTTGTGGAGCGCCTTCTTGGCCTTGTCACTGGCATTCCAAACGACGTAGCGTTCGAGTGATACTTCGCGGGTCGAATCCCACGTTCCCACGAATTGCCACGCTGCGAGGAGTAGCTCCTGGTAGACATCCGCCACGTCAACCCCCGTTGGGGGCTTCCACTTGCGGTAGAGATGCGCCGCAAGCCTCCACCAGACCTCGTGCGTGCATGACTGGAACTCGGCAAAAGGCATCGCCCCCCGGCGAAGGAGGTGCAATGCCCCGTCGAGTGACCGCTTGCGCTCTGCGCGCTTGCGGTCCCGCCGCAACTCTGCGGCGGTCTGCCCGCTGCTAGTGCGTCTCATTCCTCTTGACCCCCTTTGCCGCTGCAAAGATGCGGCCCATCAAGTCCCCCTTGGGAGCCTCGGGGGCCGGCTTGGGGGCCGGGGGTGCCTTGGCCGGCTTGGGAGCCACCTTGCGCCCCTTGCGAGGGGGCTTGGGGGCATTGCCGGCAACCACCTGAGCGGCGAACTTCGAACTCCCCGACAGCGAGAAGGTCCATGACTTCCTCGACGAACTGCGACGGACCTACCGCTTTGACGCCGGCCCTCAATGCCAACGATGCTGGACTGGTCAGGTACGCGTGTTGAGCCGCGCGAGTGACTGCCACGTAGAACAACCGGCGCTCCTCCTCGGCATCCCCGCGAGGGTGGGGGAGGATACCCTCGGAGCAACCGCACACGAACACGAACGGCCACTCCAACCCCTTGCTCCGGTGGATGCTCATCAGTAGCACGCGCCCCTCACCGGCCCCTTGCTTGGCTTCCTTGGACTTGGCGATTGTCTCGTCGATGAAGTCGAGGAACGACTCCACCGTAGCGAACCTGGAGGCAACCCGCACAAGCTCCTTCACGTTGGCAACGTGGGAGCTATCAAGCCCCTCTTCACCCTGGTCGCGCTTGAGCCACTCGACATATCCGACCTCACGCACGAGCGCGTCGAGCACCGTTCCAACGTGGTCGGTGTCAGTGCGATTGTCGGTGAGTGCGGCGAGCCGCTTGGCGCCCTGGTCCACGTTGCCGACCGCATCGAGCCAGTCAGTCAGGCTGGACACTTGCCTACGCTGGAGTTCGCCGCTGATGTCTCCAATGGCCCCCACGAGGTCTCCGTGGCGAGCCCCCAACGCGCTAAGGAGCTTGTCGACCGTGACTGCGCCGATGTAGCGGAAGGGGGCATTGACGCAGCGACGCACGTTCTGCTCCAACTCGCGCCCGATTGCCGTGCGGAGGTAGGCAAGCAAGTCCTTGACCTCCTTGCGCTCGTAGAAGCTCGTTCCCCCGACAACCACATAGGGGATCTTCTCGGCCAGGAACGCCTCTTCCAACGCGCGGGACTGAGCGTTAGTGCGGAAGAGAACGGTGTGAGCCTCGTACGGTTGGCCGGCCCTCGCGTTCTCCTGCACGATGCTGGCGATACGCGTTGCCTCGCCGTCGAGGTCCGCCTCGCGCCAGAAGCTCACGCCACCCTGCCAACCACCCTCGGCCACGAGGTCGGCGGGGAGGCGCATTGCGGCGGGACTGATTGCCTTGTTTGCGACGGCAACCACGGCAGAGCCGCAACGGTAGTTCCGATTCATCGTCACCACCTTGGCCCCCGGCCACGACTTCTCGAACTCCATGACGTACTCGGGCTTGGAGCCTCGCCATCCGTAGATGCTCTGCGCCGGGTCGCCGACTACCATGTAGTTCCGGTGGTCGCGGGCAAGCGCTTCGGCGATTGCCATCTGCGCGGGGTTGGCGTCCTGCGCCTCATCCTGAAGCACGTAGTCCCAGCGAGCGGCCCAACGAAGGCGAGTGTCCTCGACGCGCAGGAGGTCAACCGCTTTGCAGAGCATGCAATCGAACGTGAGGAGCCGGTTGTCGAGAAGCTCCGCCTCGTAACGTTGGTATGCCTCGACGAGCCGGCGCTCGCCCTTGGCATACTCGCGCGCTCCGTCGCTCTCCGGCCCCCAGAGTTGCGACTTGCAGAATGAGATGTAGCCCGACACCACACCGATGTCGGCGTCCCGCCAATTCATGCCCTTGTACCCGAGCACGTTGGCCTTGAGGATCACCTTGGCGCGGTCCTTGTCGTCGATTGCCCACTCGTCGATAGCGTGCTCCTCGCGGAGAATCTGCAACGCGAGGGAGTGCCAAGTGCCGACTCGGGCGGCGAGCACTCCCATCTTCCGCGCGCGCTCCTCCATCTCGACAGCGGCTTTCTTGGAGAACGTCACGGCGAGGATGCGTTCGGGCTTGGCGCCCATACTGACCAGGAACGCCATCCTGGCGCAGAGCACGCGGGTCTTGCCACTTCCGGCCCCTGCGAACACGCCAAGCGGCCCCTCGCCGTGCTGGATGGCGACCGCTTGCTCCGGGTTGGCACCCTGGAGGATTGTTTCGGGATTGAGGGCTTGCTTCGCCTTTCGTCGAAGCTCCGCCCTAGTCGGTGTCTCAGTGGTCATCTGCCACTCCTTGGTGAAGGGGACTTCTGCCCCGTTGGCTTGTGCGACTACCGCACAAGCAAGCGCGCGAGACGGCCAGGAGGGGGTGGGGAATACCGTCTCGCGCGCTTGCTTGTGGGGCCGAACTTGGGGTCGGCCCCTTGCCCTTATGCCGCAATACGTGTTGCGGTGCAACGGCTCAGATGACGTGCGCCAGAACGCGCAAGGTGGGGTCGCCATTGTGGAGCCACAACGAGGTTGCGTTGGCGACCGTGGGGGGAGTCCTGCGGTTGTAGAGTTGGCGGATGCGCCCCTGCGGAACCATCTCGAACAGAATGGTCGTGCCACCCTGGTCAATGCCGACCAGCTTGAGCACCTTGAGCACTTGCCCCTTGCGAAGCCCGATGCCCTTGCACCCCTTGCCCAGAACCACCTTGTCACCCGAGTTCATTGAGCGCTTCCTTTGCGGCGAAGTGAGCGTGGATGACGGACTTCCCGCCGTCGAACGCCCAATCAGCGGCATACTCGTCTCCGCCGCAGAGGTCGAGGACTCCGCCCATGAGCTTGCTCACAAGCGAGTATTCGTTCGAGTCGGGGTGCCACGCAATGAGGTCGTGGGCATAGTCGACACCCGCATCCCAAGCCTCCTTCGCCTTGCCCTTGGGGGGCCGGGGGAGACTGGACTTCTTGCTCTTTGCAGTTTTCATGGCTCAGTCCTTCCTCGTTGCGCATGAGTGCTGATTGAAGTGTCCAGCGTCCTTCTCCTCCCCACACTCGGGGCAGATGATGAACACGCGGTGGAGTCGGCGCTTCTGGTTGCTCGCGTATACGCGAATGGTCGCCCCCGCTACCTCCGAGTAGAAGCACCCGAACAACCCGGCCCAGACCTTGTTCTTGGAGTGCGGGATGCCGAGAGCCTCATAGAGCTTCGGGGTGTGAGGGGGGTAGTTCCACCCCCCTTGTGCCACCGACCACTCGGCCAGTCGGCGCACGACTTCCTTCGCAGTCTTTGCTCGTTCCATGTTCCCTCCTGCGTTGGGGCCGTTGCCGGCCCATGCTTGGGGGGTTGCGGTGGAGTCGAACCACCCTGCCGCAATACGTGTTGCGGTTGCGCCCCTTGCGCCCAACCCCTGCTCCCGCCTTGCGTTGCCGCTCAGGAGAAGCAACCGTCTTCGTCGTACTCGACCGTTCCCTCGGTGTAGCGCCATGCGTACGGCTCGTCGCCCCCGCACGTCCCGCACTCGCATTCCCCGATGCTGTAGATGGTGTCGCGCGAGGCACTGTAGCGCTGAGTCCAGTCAATCTCTGCTCCGCAATGCACGCAAGTGTCGGGCCTCTCGACGTATCGCCCCTGGACGGCGATGTCGTAGGAAGCAATCTCTCCCTCGACGTGCAGAATGGCGCAGACCGCATCGTCGATGACCACGAACTCCCCCGTGGGGAGCGCGTTCTCGACCGTACCGCAGACCAACTCCCACTCGCCCCCCTGCTCGGTTGGCTCGGTGAAGTAGTTACCACTGATTCGCTGACCCATTGTGACCTCCTGCGTTGGAGCCGTTGCCGGCCCATGCTTGGGGGGTTGGACCGGAATCGAACCGGCCACCCTTGCGCCCATGCGCCCAACCCCGGTTCCGGCCCCTGCTAGGGGCTAGAACCACACTCGCTTGAACCACCCGCACCTCTTGCAACAGAGGTCTTCGCTACCGTTCTCGGGGTCGCCACTCGCCTCCAGGTCGTGCCCATGCTCCTCGCAGTATGCCTCGCGGCGAGCCTGCTCGGCGTTGCACTCGGGGCAATCGTCGTCAATGGCCGGTCGCCCATGCTTGCAGAGGCACTCGGGGCAACCGAGCCCGTGTTCCTCCTGCTCCTCCTGCGTCGTGCCGCAACGCTTGCACGTCAATTCCCCGCGCTTGGTTGCGAAGTAGATCGCGGCGCACTCGTCGCAGCAACGCTCCTCCTCAGTCTCGTCTCCACACTGCATGAGGCGGAAGCAATGGGGGCAGATGCCCATGGTGGGGTCTTTCGGCCCCTCGATGCATAGCAGGTCGCAGGCTACCGCCTCGGGGTGGAGCTTGCCGGTCAGTTGGCGATGGGTGATGCAGGTGATGCAGTTGAACTCGTTGCACATTGTGATCCTCCTGGTTCCTGGTCATCATCAGTGCGGTTCCCCAACCGCAGACGGCCCCTTGCGGGGGGCCGTTTCGACCTTGGGTGGAACGTGCTAGCGCCTCAGCTTGCCTTGGCGAGCTTGCCCTTGGGAGCCTTGGCCGGCTTGCGGCTCTTGCGCCCCTTGGGGGCCGCTTGCGGGGTCGGCTCGGCAGCGGCAGGGGGCGCCCTTCAAGGCGTCGACGTTCATTAGGATTCTCCTTCCTCGCGGTGCTTACGTCCTCCGCCCCACGTTACGCCTCGCGGCGCTTCCACGTCGTCGTCGTCCCGTCGGGCAGCGCAATCTCGTACACAGGACGCGACCGAAGCGTCCGATGCTCGAGCCAGAACAAGCGCGTGCGCCCTGCTTCGTCCGCCGGACCGACGAGCGCGAACGTGACGCGGCACTTCCCACCACGCCCCTGGAACCGCGTCCGATCGAACTGCGCCACGATCGTGCCCACGGGCACGCTCGTGGACACGCTCGCGTGCCGCTCCGAAGCTCGCACGCCCAGCGCAGGCAAGCGGTCGCCGTCCGGCCAGACGCCTTCATCGCCGTCCACGCCGCTAGGATAGCGCACGCGGCGGAACGCCTCGGGGCCGCTCCCGCGGCATCCGATGTCACGCCATGCGCTTCGGATGCGCATCTCCGCGGGGGCGTCCGGATCTCCCGCGACGTACGCGGCCATCGCCGCGAGCACCGCGTCGACGGGCTTCTCGTGTGCGTTCGCCCAAGCTTCGATTGCTTCCACGTTCATGTTCACGTTCGCTTCCATGTGGTCCTCTTTCTGTGGCTCGTGCCACGTTGCGTTTCCTGCGCGACATTGCGCATTGTGCGAGCCCCTACCCTTGCGGGGTAGGGGGCCGAGGCAATGGGCAATCTCTCAGCGGTACAAGTCGCTCACCGGATTGAACAGGACGCTCGCCATGTTGCCGGCTTGCGCCTCGTGTCGGTCGAACGTGACGCGGGCGACCGGCTTGCCCGTCTCCGCGTTGGCGATGCTCTCGATCCGCACCCCTCGCGCGAGCTTCAGCGCGACCACGCTGAGGAGCCGGCTTGTGTTCGAGTACATGGTGAAGCGCACCATGGGGAGCCCGTTGCGCTTGCCGAACTTTACGTCTGCCATTGTGTTCTCCGTTGCTTGCGTTGCGTTGTTTGCGTTGGAGCCCGTGGTTGGAATCGAACCAACCCTGCCGCAATACGTGTTGCGGTTGCGCCCATGCGCCACGAGCTTCGGGGGCCGTTGCCGGCCCCCCCTTGCTACCCTTAGCGCCAACCCCCGGCCCTAGCTTGCTAGGTTCAACCGGGGCATTGGACGGCTTGGATTATGGCTCTTGCCTGCCGTTGCCTTGGGTGTCTCTCCTAGGGTTGCCCTTTCGAGCCGTGCTAGGAAAAGGCATGGTGCGCGGGGTAGCTACCTTGCGCCGCGTTGCGCCCTAACTGGCTTGTATTGCCAGGGTTGGCGCGTGCCATATTGTGCGGCCCCTTTTGCCTTGCGGCTTGCTGCGCGCTTGGCGCTACCTTTGCCATGCCACCCGCAACCCCGGCTTAGCAGGGGTTGCGGCTTAGGTTGTAAAAGGCCGGGGGGTTGCCCGCGCTTACCTTGTGGCCCGCTGCTAGTGTGCCCCTAGGGGCCGTGGCTTGCGTTACGCCTTGCGGCGTGTTTGCTACTGCTAGCAGCGTTGCGGGTGGGTTGTTTTTGCAACCCGTTGGCCTTACGGGGCCAACCAACCTAACCAAACAATGCAACCCTAGCACGCGCCTTTTGCAACCGTCCAAGGTTTTTTCCGGCCTCTTTCAGCCGGCTTTTCAGCTTCAAAACGAATGCTCGGAAGAATCTCGGCCTATTCACGCTGGAAAGTTTCGGGAAGTTTTTTTCGCCTGATATTCCCCGTGGTTTCCGAGGGTTTGAGCGGCGAGGTTTTTTTTTTTCGGCAGGGGGCGAGCAGGGGGGCGAGCAGGGGGGCGAGCAGGGGGGCGAGGCGACACCTTATGCAAGCGCGTACGCGCGTCACCCGCACGTAGCAAGCGCGATGCCAGAAAGAGCCGAATGCAGATACCATGCCGTCCGTTTTCTGGCGGCGAACGAGAACGTTGGGGGGATGGCCGTTGCCGGGAACGCAAGGGGGTCACAGAGGCTCGGCAAGCGAGCACCTCCAACGACCCTAGGGCAGACCCAGAAAACGATCCTAGGGCTACGCAAGAATGTTGTCATCGCCTCTAGGCGAAAACGCTCGGTATGCAACTCTTGCAAGATTCGGGGTGGGGGTGGGTCGGTTGGCCGGGGGACTCAGGGGGACTCGGGGTAGATGTAAGGGGCTCGGGGGGATGGCTCTCTATCGGGCTCGGGCTTGCCGAGCAACCGCTTCTTCTCGGCAGCGCTGCGACTCGCCCGCACGTATGCCCAGAGCCCGAGCTTCTCGACTCGATAGTAGACCGTTCGCTGCGAGCAACGCATCTCGACCGCAACCGCGTCAAGGATGCCGTCATTGCGCCACAAGATGTCGCGCAGTATCTCCCGCGCTCGCTCGGGTTGGTTGGTGAGATACCACCGGAACGACTTTTCTCGACGGGGATGCAGGTTGCGAGCGCGCACCTCGTCGAGCGTCTCGGCAAGGCCGAGTTGATGCACCCATCGCCAGACCGTCGTGCGACAGACGCCTAGAGCCTTGGCGACCAGCTTGAGCCGGCCCCCGGTTGCTTCAATGCTACTTTCGAGCCTGAACCTCAGTTGCTCTGCCGTCTTCGGGTCGTTGAGGTCCAACCTCTGCCTCCTAGAGATTGCCATGTAACGCCTCCTTCAATTCGTCGGGGGGTGTCTCTGCCGCGTCCCCACCTTGCAAGCGCGCGACTCTCACGTTGGAGATTCGGCACAAGGCGTCATGGACTATGCTGGCGAACTCTACTCCAGTGTAGTCAGGGTCGGCAACGTGAATGATCGTGGTGAAGCGACTGAGCTTGAGCACTTGCGGAGGGTGGAGCTTGCTACCGAACAGAGCAGCGACCGCATACTTGCCCCCCATCACCGCGTCGATGGCGAGGGCATTGATTGCCCCCTCCGTGGTGAATACCACGTCTCGCGGCAACCCCGGCCAGAGGTGTTCACCAAAGACTGACACGTTGTGAGGGAAGCCCTCACTCCGCTTGGGGTTGAGATACCTGCGAGGGTGGTTGACGAACGTGCGAGCGGTGTAGTTCGTGACATTGCCGTACGTATCCCAAGCCGGCAACACGATCCTCCCCGCGAGGTTGCCTTGGACGGCGTACCCGAGCCGATACCGCAATACGTGTTGCGGTGTGATGCCACGCTGCTCGACATACTTGCGCGCAAGTCCCGGCCAGTCGTCGAGGGGGGCAATCACCACGGATGGGGGCAACGTTGCGCGCTTGCGGGCGGGAGTGACTACCACCTTCAACTCGTCGATAGCTCCGAGTGCCTTGCCCAGAACGAGCCCGTTCTCATACAACCACCGAACCGCACTAGGCCGACTGATACCGATGCGCGCTATCACCAAGTCAGCCGGCCCACCCCCTCGCTTGCACCCGAAGCACTTGTGCCACCCATGGTTCGCACTCCCCACCTCGTCGTGGATTGACCAGCTTGGCTCCTTCTCAGTGTGACCGGGGTAGGGGCAGACACTCCACCATTCCTTGTGGCGGTATATCGCATCTCTGATGCGCAACGCGTGGAGCAAGCGCGGAACGTCAACCTGCATCACTTGCCCCCTTTCCGCTTGCCGGCGAACACCTTGGCAACGGCACCCCCTAGATTGACCTCTTGCGATAGGGCGATGTCGTAGGGAACTGACACGCCATCAATGAGGGTGGCATAGAGGGGGTTCCACTTGAACCGCACGGCGAGGGGCCAGACACCGTACCGTTGCTTGAGAATGTCAATCTCCATCGACACGTCCTCGACGTTCTTCCACTGAGCATCTCGGTGGACCCCTAGCACGGTATCGGCAATCTCCACCCAAGCGCTGGTTCCTTTGACCCCCTCGCGGGTGGGCCGCTTGTCTTGGCGCATCTCGATGTCCTTCATGCGTTGCTGTTGAACGAACAAGGCGTGAAGACTGCTATTCTCGACACGCTCTTGGATGTGGTTGAGTGCTAGTTCCTCGGCCTCCGGGTCGTGCGAGACGAACCCCTTGCGCAAGAGATCGGCAACGAACACCTCGGCTCCCGTCTCCTCCGCCGCATCGAGCATGGAATCGGCTTGTGCGATGTTGTTCCGCTTGCCACCGAACCGGGGGAGACGGATGAACGTCACCATGTCCCTCAGTTCCTCCATACTGCTCCGCAAGTCTCGCAGAACGTCTCTGTCGAGCCGGCCAGTCGTGACATCTGTACGGCTCAGTCCACACCGCATGGTCGCCAACACTTCAATCGTGACGCCGGGGTTCATCTCCCATGCCCCGATACACACTCGCCGGCCTTGCTCGATCTGTCCGAGGATGATGCGGTCGGTCACTGTACTCTTGCCGCTACCACTCACTCCCGTGACCAAGGTGATACGCTTCGGTGCGGCCCCTGGAATGATGCGTTGCTCTCCGTTCTCATCCACGTCGAGCCCGTCAATGCCATAGGGGTAGACGGCCCTCCCGCGAACCCGCTTGTCGATGTCGACCATCTGCTCCGTAATCACCGAAGCGGTATCGTACAGAGCACCGCTTTGCCCGTTGGTGAACGCGGTGGACAACCGCTTTGCCGCTTCAGTGACAGCCTCCTTCGGCGTATGCGGGTCACGTAACTGAAGGATAAGCTCAGCCAACGGCCCATTGACCGCTTGATACCGCTGTATCGACCACTCCAACGCGCGGACGTGATGCTCCAGGTTGGGGGGAACATCGGGCCGCAACGCCACAAGCTCCGAGGCATAGTCGGCAATCTCGTCACCCGCATAGCTCTGCACCGTAGCGGGGTCAAACTCCAGGTTGTCGCCGGCCATGGCGACGATGACCTCCCACAGACTGACGTGCATCTTGTCGATGAACGGCACCCCGTCTCGGAACCTACGGACCAACCCGTGGCGAATGGTTGGGTGGGCAAGTGCAACCGCGAGAACGATCTGCTCGTTGACCGTATCGAACCGAATGTTGACAGGGGGGGCCGCTTCTTCCTCACTCACAAGCCTACGCATCAAAGCCCCCTTTCCATCGGATGCACGTCATTGCTCGGGGGCAACGCATCATCCGGCCTGACATCGAGCTTGCCTGCCAACGGAGGGGGAGCGGGCGGAGGTGGGGTCCACACAAGCCACGTCTCGCGGTCGCGATACACCCGTACCCTGAACGCCTCATTGCCAACGCGCAACTCAATCACCCCCGTGTCGAAGGTGCGAGTCCTGTCGCGCTTGACGAAAGGGGTCAATGCCCTCCACACCCGCACAAGCCAACGCTCTACTCGTGTACGCCAGAACCACCAGACCCAGAGGTGGAGCTTCCACCATGGGGGAGCGAAGACGGTGTAGAGCGAACCGTCGAGTCCCCCGACCTTCATACCGTGGTATCCCATGCTGACCTCCTGTGGAGATACGTTATGCCGCGACTCAGCCGTTCCTGACACGCTGCATGAGATACTCAGTGAGAAGCTCGCCGCCGAACTGCATCCGCCAAGTGAGGCGACGCCGGCCAGTATTGTTCCGCCGTCTCCACTCCTCCCTTGCTTCCTCGCGTTGCCAACTCCAACGCATGAACTCGACGACATCGGCAACCACCGAGTCGAAGTCACGTTGGAGCATGGTGAGCACCATGCGAGCAGCGGCTTGTCGATTGAGTTGCCCCCGGAGGTCGAGCGCCTCGACGCCATACACCCGCTCGTGAAGCATGCAATACAGTTCGACGAGGTGGACCGGCCTTGCTTCTCCCCACTCACCGCTCGATAGCATTGAGTCAAGCTCGTCGAGCACCTTCTGCCGCTGCACTCCCCCGCTCCGCTTCTGTTGCCGCTTTGCGCGCTTGGCCCATTCGCGGATTGCGTCTTGCGGGGCAGTCCGCGCTTGAGCACTAGTGTTGTTCCAGATGAGTTGAAGTGTAGGTCTATCAGTATCAGTGTCAGAAGTACCACCACTCCCCCGCGCGCTTGCGCGCGGGACGCGCGTACGCGCGTCAGATACCCCCCTACCCCCCTTCACCTTGGTTCCGTCAGGTAGTCTACGAGCCATTGGTCCCTCGCTTGCTCTCCATGAACTCACGTACCACTCTGTCGTTGTAGTCGAGTGCCTTGGGGTATGCCTCAATCGAGCGCTTGTACTCTGCACGAGCGGCAGCGAGTAGCACGTTGCGCGCTTCCTCGATGACCTCTGCCGGATCTTCCCCTGGCTCGATGGTCACTGTCGCAGAGAACGGCCCCACCCCGAATGAGTTGTAACTGACCGGGGAGTACCGCGTCTCGGCCAGTGTGATGGTCACTTGCATCTGCCGGCTCACCGCAATACGTGTTGCGGTGGAGTCGTTCACGCTCCTTGCCATTGTTTCCGCCTCCTGCTCTGTTGCTCTCGTTTGATGTACTCGTTCGCCTCAACCCACCTATCCGCCACGTCGAGCACCCGAACATCGTTGCTCCACTTGGCGAGGTTCTTCAGGGCGAACAACCCGTAGACGTGTCGGTCCCACAAGTAATAGATGACCGCGCTCTCCTTGCCTGCCGTTGTGCGACAGATGCGTCCCCGTACCTGATTGAACTGTTGTCGATTGCCGCTGATGGGGGTGGTAATCACCCCACGGTCGACGGCGGGAACGTCAATGCCTTGGCCGATGGCTTGGATGGTGCCGATGCCGACTTGCACCTTGCCCTCGCGCAACCCCCGGCTCGTATCGTCGAACGCCTGAGCCCACTCGTCAGTCCCGAGCATCAGGCCTGACTTTATGCCGCGTTCGGCACACAAGGCGTCAATCCGCTGGCAATGACCAACGCGGTGACTGAACACCATTGCCGTTGAACCACCGTCTCGGAACGACAACTCCAGCGCTCGCATGACAACCGCGTTGCGTTGTTCGTCAATCGCCATGGCATCAGTCAGCGCAATGAAGTCCTTGCTGACCTGATACCAGTCGGCGCGGAACTCGGTAGGCAACACCCGCACGGCGACATCGTGGATGTACCCGTTCTCCACGAGCGGCTCCTGGTCAATCTCGTATGCCACATTCCCGAACACGTCATAGATGAGGAACTCCTTGCCATCGTTGCGCGTCTCGTCGGCACTGATGCCGATGCGCCACTTGGCATGGAAGGGCTCAGTCACCTCTCGGAACGTGGTAGCGGCGAAGCGTTGCACTTCGTCCGCAAGTAGGAACCCGAAGTAGCGGTCAATCCCTAGGTTGGCCGGCCCTCTGGAATAGAGGGTCTGTTGCATAGCGACCGTGATTGGCTTCACGTCCACCTTGCCACCCATGACGCGCCCGATGTCGCCGGCTTTGAGCCCTAGCTCGCTCTGCAACCGGGCGAGCCATTGCTTCGCCAACGCACCCGACCACACCACAATGAGGGTCGGACGAGCGATACGCGTAATGAGGTTGATACCGACTGTGGTCTTCCCGCTCCCCGTTGGACTGCGGAGCAGGCAATTGCGCCGCAAGTAGCACGCCTCGACGGCTTCTTGCTGGTAGGGGTACAGTTTGAGGCGATGCTGCGGAACACTGATGGGTTCGCCCTCGTAGCTATTGTCGACGAACCGATAGGCGACACCCGCCTTGCGGAATGCCTCCCTGAGCTTGGACGTTCCCCCCCTCGGCACACTGAACCCCCCGTTCTCCTCTTCCTCATACGTGTGAATGAACTCGCTCTCCTTTCCGGGGTAGAACCCCATTGCGCGCTTCTTGTGATACGCCGGATTGCGGTGCGTGAACGCGTTGCGGATACTCTGCACCACGCTCGGCGCTACCGCGTCGGCGTCAAACCTGAGACGATTGTCTACAATGATGTTGAGCATGGCCCCCGTGTTATGCCGCAATGCAACACTCAAACACTAGCCTAGTGAGGAGAAAGTTCCATGTCAAAGGATGCCATTCTATGCGCGTTCAACTGCTCAAAGACATCGCCATGTAGCGAATGGGCTAGTCAGTTGTTCGCCTCGCCCCCGAGCGTAATTGCAATTGAGGGCGGGTCGAGTACCTCATTCAAGGACGCGGGAGTGAAGTTCGCCAACGACCCCTTCGCTTGGCTTCGCGCCAAGAAGGTCAACACGGGGGGCCGATTGGCCGTTGCCACGTTCTCGGCAGGGTGGGGGTTCATTGACGCGGTGATGCGGAACCAGCAAGCGAGAGAGCTTGTTGACAGCGTGCTACTGCTCGACGGGCTCCACTGCAAAGTAAGCACGCTCGCCCCGTGGATTCAGTATGCCAAGAGGGCCGCAATCGGTGGGGGCTCAATGCCTCTGTTGATGATGCTGCACTCCAACATCACCCCACCCTACACCTCCGCAAAGGAGACGAACGCCTCAGTGTTCTTGGGCGGAGTCGAGTCATGCCCCGCTCCCGCCGAAGCCATTGAGCATGAGGTATTGACCCGCGCCAAGCTGGAGGAGCCAGTCACCATCAAGAGTGCCTACGGTACGAGGACGTGGACCACTGACCCCCTCGCCATGTGGGAAGGGGCCGGCAACCTGTATCGGTACGAGTACAAGGGCAATGACGCCCCGACCCACATCTACATCGCAAAGCTCGTGCAACCGCGAGCATGGGCGGTCCTGGCCCAACGGTGGAATGAGGGGAGTGGTGTGGTGGAGTGTGGTGATCTGATGGGGGAGGGTAGGGTGGAGTGACCGCAACACGTATTGCGGTATCAGCGCTTCGCGTCGAGCTTGTCCTGCCGTCGCTTCTCGCGGCGTAGCTCTGCGGCCCTGCGTCGCCGGCCCTTGCGGTTGAGCTTGGGGATGGCCGGGGTCATGGGTGGTTGGTTCTCGACCTTGCTTGCAACGTAGTCTGGGAGTCTCTGGTCCATGGGTGTCTATCCCTTCTTGCGCTTGGCGCGTCCCTCGGCTTGATGCCGCGCGAACTCCTCCTCACCGAGCGCTTGTTTGCGTATCCATACCGCGAGCGCCGTGGGGTCGTCGATGTCATGGCCGGCAAGGTGTTCACTGATGGTTGCCGTACGCCTCTGTCGGCCCCAAGCCTTCAACCCCTCAAGCGTCTTCTCGTTCATTGGCATGGTGTCACTCGCACTTCAGTCCGCAAGCCCTCACAGCTTCGACGGAGGTTGCCTTGCTGACACACTCGCTCCACGGAGGCATGTAGTCGTCAGCGTGGTAGTCGCCACACCACTTCACGCACGGAACACCTTGCTCGGGGCTCGGCTTGGCTTCCTCGCATCCGAGAGAATCGAGTTGCTTGCATGCTCCTTCGCAATCAGTCGTTGCGGCAGGAGACACGGGGTCGGGCTTGGGGGAACACGCACTGAGCAAGAGTGCGGCGAGTAGAACGATGCGCTTCATACCAGTCTCCCGTCGATGTCGGGGGTTGCGATGTAGGACGTCTCCGGGGACTCGAATGCCTCTTGCGAGAGCAACCCGAAGCCGTTGTCTCCCCATGCCTTGCCCCATGAGTTGCAATACACGAACACGACTTGGCCGTTGGCGAGTGTCTCGTGCCCGACAATGAGCACGGCATGCCCCCCAACGATGGGGCCGGTTCGCTTCCAAGGTGCCATTCCTGGTCGCCAGTCCTCCATCCCCTGGTCAATGGTGAGTGCCACGGAGAGCGGACGCTTGCTGCCGAGTAGCCCCGTCCCCTCCTTGGTACGGGCAGAGCCGTTGCGCAGAACCCAATGATACTGAAGCCACCGATGGTCAGCGGCTTTCCGGTACGCGCTCGGGAATGCCTTGTTCACCGACTTGGGGTCATGGGGCCAGTCGTTGTAGAGCACCACTCCGCGCTCTTTGAGGGCTTGCCATGCCTCATTCGGATTGCACCCCCCGTCCCAGATGTTGCGCCACCCGTAGGCTCTGGCGCGAGCTTGATAGTAGATAGCCCCCGGCGACGGCTCTACGGGCTTGAGCCCCATTGCCTTCTGACGCACATAGATTGAGCCGCAGAGCGACCACCCGACACACTCTTGGAGATTCTCCTGGTCGGGGTGCGTGAAGCCGGGGGGCACGAAGATGAGCCCCGTCATGTCCGACTTGCTTGGAGTCGAACCGGAGCCGATGAGGACGTGAGCAGGGAACTTCTTTGCGCGGGAGTCCCTCTCCCACATTCGCACGCATCCGAGCCCCTTGCCCCCCTTGGTCAGCACGGGACCGTCAGTCACGGCGCACCTCCCGCCGTGCGAGCGTGCGACCAGACCATAGGGGGTTGAACCTTGGGTGTGCCCTCACCCCCTATCAAGCCCAGAATGGGCACGAGGATATCCCATGCCTTGATGATGAGGTCGATGCCCTTGCGCACGTCAGGCGGGTTGCACGCGTCAGTGACAGCGGCGAGTGTCTCGACCGCTAGGCGGTAGCCCTCGTCGGCCATACCGAGCGCCTTGTCGTAGAGTGCCTTCTGCGCCGGGGGTAGCTTGTCACGAATGCCACTCTTGTCGAGGTCCGCTCTCGCACGTTGCGCGTCGGCCAGAGTGCTCTGTAGCTGAGTGGTGACTGCCATCGCCTCGCCACACACCTCGCTCAAGTAGCTTCCGCAAGCGGTGACTGAGAGCAACGCCACGAGGGCGAGCAGGATGAGGAATGCCTTGTTCACTTGTCTGCCTCCTTGTTCTGAACGACCGTGTTCTCGACCGTTGTCTTGGTTCCGATTGCCTTGGCCCCCTTCTCTACCGCCATCGCTCCCACCCAGACGGTGAATATGTGCTTGAGCATGTCGGTCAGTTGCTCGGCGTCAATCTTCCCGAGGTAGAAGAGAACCGAGCACGCGGCAATGACCGCGACTGCCACCCAAGCCTTCCGACTGTAGAGGAAGGAGAGCGGTCCCGTGGGGCTTGTGTCGATGTTCATGGGTGTCCCGTTGCAAGGTAGGAGATGAGTGCGGTGATGAGCCCTGAGCCCAGAATGGTAGTGACTAGTCCAGCGATGATCTGCCACTTCTTGAGAGTCATGTCGCTCGACCGTTGCTTGTCCTCACGCGCAATGCCGTTCTGCTTCTCGCGCTCCGACATGCGTGCTTTGAGCGCCGCGTTCTCGATTGCGAGCCGCTCACGCTCCCCGTCAACGGCTTCCAAGAGGCTCACCGTATCTCGGGCTCTGCTTGCCCATGTCGGCGCAGCGTGGAGGCCAGTGTCTTCGTCGGTACTCCAACTGATGAGTGACTCGCGCCTCTGGTTGGAAGGTGGGGGATGCTTGCCATTGCCGTTTCCGTGCTCCTTACGCTCGACGGGAGCCGGAACGATTGCTCCGATTCTCAACCCCTCAATCACGCGGTCGAGCTTCGCATCAACACGGTCGACCTTCGTCGATACACCGGAGACGATTGCCCTTGTCTTCTCCCCCTCTTGCGACTGAGCCTTTTCGATGCCCTCAACCCTCGCGCTCAGGTCTTGGATGACGGGCAGCATGACACAATCACTTTCCGTCGCTGGACACGTTGCCATCTGTGGAGGAGCCTTTCCTGAAAGCATGTATGAATCGAGTGAACAGGGCAATGAACCAGAGCACGAACTGGTCCCATGCAGACTGATTGAGGTGGACCACGGGGACCATCCCGCTCTCCCGGTCATGGTCGGCTTCGGGACTGAGCATCGGGGTGGCATCGGGGACCGGGGGCTCGGGCCAGAATAGCTCCTCCGGGGTATCCGCAGGGCTTGCCCCTGTAGAGCCCGTGGGAGGCTCGGGGGTAGGCTCGGGGGGTTGGGCCGGGGGTTGGTCCCCCTCGGGCTCTGTAGAGGCATCCTCGGGCTCTGCCGGGGGGGTTGCGGGTGGTTCGGGGGCCGGGGGAGCGGCAAGGTTGGCGAACGCCGTCTCGACCGACTTGGCGGCGATGGGGGCGAGGGTATTGAGCCCCTTGAGATAGTGCTCGGGGTTGGCGGTCATGTACCAGATTGCCGCGAGTGCATCGGTGAACTCCTTGGGTCCACCGTTCCTCATTGCATCGAGCGCCACCTTGCGCTTCGCAGCGGCAAAGAACGTCCAGTAGTGAACGGCCCCATCGAGCAGAGTGGAGTTGGCGGCGAACCGCATATCAAACCACTTCCACTCGCCGGTCAGCTTGCCGGCCTTGTCGCGGAGTTGCTCCTTGCACCGGAGTGTCCAGTAGTCTCGCCCCGCGTTGGCTTGTGCCAGAGTGATGGTGATGTTGCCGAGATTGTAATTGCGACACTTGCTGATGTTGCCCTTGCCGTCTCGGCCACACTCAAGCGCACACTGACTCCACGCGTTGGTGATGGTGCGGATTGTCGGCTTGGTTCCAAAGACCTTCTCGTAGGCGAGAGTCAGCGCCTCAGCCAACTCCACCTCGGAGAAGAGTGTCACCTTGCGTTCGACCTCTGCCATGTCCCCCTCCGTTGGTCAGGGTGTCATCTTCCAAGCTGGAACAACGCCAAGCTCAATCCCCACGGCAGGAGCCGCCGTCGACCATGTTGTATAGAAGTCGATCTCAATGCGCCTCGTACCCACGAGCGCGTAATTGAAGAACAACGGAACCTCGATGTCGATCTGAACGGTGCCAATTCCAAGCGGAAGGTGAATTGACTTCTCACCATAGCCAATGACGGCGATGTCGTTGCCAGTGATGGTATCGACGAGGCGAACGGTGTAATAGAGATATCCGTTCGTCGGACTGACACCGAGAGCGTATGCCCTTGCGAACGTGAACCTGATGGCTCGGGCACTCGCCGGATAGAGGATGTTGTCGACGAAGTTGTATCGGCTTGTCCCTACACCGCTGACGGGAGCAGTCGCTACGGGGGAGATGGTAGGCAAGTCTTGCCCTTGGTGAACCCAATCGCCGTCAGAGGCGAACGGTTGTCCAATTGCCCCGGAATCGACTACCCCACAAGCCGCGATGCTGCCGATCTGAGTGCTACCACCGAGCCCCGTTGCTGTCGGCGGAGAGATAGGCAAGCTCGGGAACCCTCGCGCTGTCGGGGCAACCATGCTGACCGCCATCACGCCGGCCATGCCAGTCGGGCGGCGAGGATTGAAGCTGATGCCGGTATACTTGCGCCACCCTGGCAGATTGAAGGGTGTCAGTGCCCAGAGATAGTAGGGGAACCCGGCAATCGGCACGGCTCCTGCCGCCCAATTCGCCGCATTCGCCAAGTCGATCCACGGCACGTCAGTCGGGTGATTGCCGAGTAGCCCCGACTGATTGTAGGGGCCGAGCCCATTGACCATCTTGCCGGTCACGCGTAGCTCAGTGAACGCGGCATTCCACTCCGCTGTCGACCAGTGTGTCTGCGACGAGGTGTCTTGGAGCCAATTGACGAAGGGGGGCTTGTGGGTTGCACTGAGTAGCGGGCGAACGTCCCATAGGGTGCAATCATCCCACGTCGCAGCGGCAGAGGGCACACTGACAACCGCGAGCGGCAACCACCCAGAGACGACTCCGGGGAAGCCATCTCCCGGCGCACCTTCGCGGATGCGGTATTGAAGCCTTCCCGCCTTCACCTTGTCGACGAGCACCGGAGTGAACAACCCGGTTGCGGGGTTGTAGATGTCTCGGTTGCTCTGTTCGAGTACGTTCTCGATGAGCGCACACTCGATGACGTCGATGCGGGTTGCGCCGGGGGCCGGCGTCAACTGAAGCGTCCCAATGGCACTTATGCCGGGGTCGTCCACGTAGCGGAACGGGCTCTGGTCTGCCGTGTAGCCTCCATCCTCCATGAACGCGAGCCCCGGCGACACGAACATATCAACGGAGCCGTTGAGGGGATAGGGCATCAGTCCATTGACGATGACGCTGTTCTGGTACGGGTCGAGCGCCCCCGGAGGGAATTGAGTGATGAAGCCGGGGAACAACTCAGTGTTGAGTTGCTGGACTCCGAACAACCAATTCGCAAGCTGACTGAGGGCCGCGTCCTTGAAGGTCTGGAGCCGGTTGATGTCGGTGCTTACCGCGCGCTCCAGGTTGTTGATGACGACATCTCTGCTTCCAACGGTCATGGTGTCCTCCTCACCGCAACACGTATTGCGGTGGAGCGCTCAGTGTTACTTGCGGCGAGGGTTGGCAACGCACCGTTCCGCCTTGGCGAGTGCCTCGGCTTGCTCGGGCGTCAGTTCGGTGTCGACGTGACTGAGGTTCATCACCCGCTCAATCTGCGGGTACATCGCCTTGAGGCGAACACCCCGTTCTGAGGGCTTCACTCCGGTTGGATACGCTTTCGGGGCTTGCCCCCCATTGAGGAGCTTCTCCAGCCCATCGCGAAGCGACTTGTGCATACCAGTCTCGGGGAGCTTGATCTCGTCAGCCATCACACGCACCCATCGGTTTCTTGGTAGAACTCAAAGCCGACGCCTCCGGCCTTGCGGTTGTTGATGTCGGCCCATAGTGCCTTCAGAGCGTTGGCAGTCAGCACGGCATAACCATCGTAGAAGGTCAGTGTCGGGAAGCTATCATACGCGCCCAGAGGGTGGTTGTCATACGCGAAGCCGAACTCGCCGTGGGAGGTCGGTGGAATCCCTATGAGGAAGAAGGCGCGGAATGATGCATAGTCGAGATAGACCTTCCAACGGTCGGAGGGTCGCACCACGGGGTCCATGTCGTAGGCGAAGGCGAACTCGTGCGCAAGGGCCGGGTCTACGTCGTAGAAGAAGCCCTTGAGCAGCGGTTGCCCGACCTCGCGGAAACACCCTGTCACTCCAAGCGGGTCGAGCCCTCGTATCATTGCTCGAATGATAGCGTTCGGGCTCACCACGTCTGCCGGCTTGCTGATGCGGTCACGGTACGCATCATCGCCCTCGCCTTGGATGCGGGGCATGTTCTTCTCCAACCCAAGCTCGTCGAGCATGGCAGAGCGACCCCCATCCGGTTGTTCCTCATTGAGCACCTCAATCCCCAACTCGGCATCCCACTCCATCATTCCCCACCCTGCCGTCTGCCCTGGCTCGGGCACGAGCATCGGGTCATATCCAGCGATGGTAGGGGTGGCAGTCGCACCCGAGGTGCCTCCGGTGATGGTGTTCACCGCGTCGAACGCCGGCCCCGATGCCGGCTTGATGTAGATGGTCGAGTTGGCATAGAGGGCGAAGGTGCCACTCGCGCCACTGACAGCCTGAGTGACATTCTCGTATAGCTCAAACGGCACGGGAACGGGGCCGACCACAAGCGCAACGAGCAAGCCCTCCAGGTTCATCGCGTCCAAGGTGGCAGTCGCCCCCGACGTGTCCCCCGTAACCACGGGAGGGCCGGCGAGGTCGAAGACTCCGCCAGTCCGCTCCACCACGAGCAAGCCGCTCGGGGCATCGTAGTGAATGACAACCCCCTTGGCCCCCGTGCCTCCATGGATGATTGTCTCCCCGGCTTGGAAGGTGCCGACTGCGCCGCTCACATAGAGCAAGAGCGTACTCTCCAACTCCGCTCTCCCAGAGTCGTTGGGGGTGGGAGTGTACTGAGCCGCAATGCGCCGGATGACTCCCGCGTTGTAACCCGAACTGAACTGGAGATACTGCCCGACGTGTGAAGGAATGAAGCCGTCGCCACCGAGCAACGCGACAACAGAGCAACGAGGCACGGCACACTCGACGTTCGCGCGCGTGCCATTCAGTTGCTTGCCATTCTGCCGCCAGACAGTGATGGTTTCTGGAAGGGGGTTGTTTCCTCCCCACCCCGATGTCGTGCAGACCGCTTGTCGATACTGCTCAGTCACGTTGCCGGGGAGCCAGTAGATCGGGGACTCGATTGCATACTCCCGGCCAGTGAGCACTTCGACCGACCCTTGCTCGCTATGGTCGAAGGTCCGCTCAAGGGCAATGACGCCCTCGGGCATCCGCACGAAGAGGGAAGGGGCGATGGTGGGGTCGCGAGTGAGCTTGAGTTGCACCGTAGCGAAGCGCTCGCCACTCGCCGGCTCCGCCGTCTGCCCGCTCCACGGCAAGATGTAGAGCGCTTGGAACGTGTTGCGGATTGCGAGACTGACACGCTCGAACTGAGCCCATGCCTGATTGAACACCTCCAACCCGGCCCCGTCCCCCTTCTCGATGAACGGGCGATTGTAGCTCTTGTCGGTCGAGTCGACCCAGAGTTGGAGCAAGTCTTCTCGTGTGTAATATCCAGGCATCAGAGCACCGTCACGTCGTCGATGGTCGTCCTCAGTGTCTTGCCTTGCGCCGGAACCACGTCACCCGCCGGTTCAACGATGGTGTCCTGGTCGGGTATCAGTCCGGCAGGCTTGAACATCTCAAGCATGGCGAACAGAGAGCCACGGAGGAGCGTCTCATTGGCTCCACCCTTGTTGATTGTCTCGACCGTGGTAGCGCGGATTCGCTCGACGACGGGAGCCGTCACCACTCCCGCATTGAACTTGAGCTTCAGCTTCACGGGGACAGTTTGAACCGAGCACGTATACACGATGACCGTGATGCCCCCGGCTCTCCACTCCATCAGTTCTGCTTGCACTTGCGTTGCAATGGCGAGTGAGGCAATGCCGCTTGAGTCTGCGATGTAGAGATTGACCACTCGGGCCGGGTTGGGCTCGGGTGTCAATGCCTCAATCGCATTCGCGCTCTCCACCCCTGCGACCCGCCTTGCACCGTAGGCAATGGCACCCAAGGTGCCACGGCGAGCAGCGGCCCAGAAGTCTCGGATACGCTCACGGAACACGGGGTCGCTCTCGGCGTCCTCGGCGTGAGCGGTTGGCTCTGCGTTGTTGACCTTGAGCGAGGTATCCCAGAGTGACTTGGGGTCGGCAATGAGGCGGATGGCATTCGCCCCCGCTTGCTGAGCCTTGCCGGCTTGCACGCTCTTGACATACGCATTCGCCTCGCCCGTGGTTGGGCCGAAGGTTGCCGTGCTCGTGGTGATGTATTCGATGCCGGTCTTGGTCTTGACGACGGTGCCGATTGGCACACTCCCCGCTCCCGCAGCGGTGGAGTCCCGGTAGAAGGTGACTTCACCGTACCCCGCACTCGCCCCCTTGCGCGGGAGTTGATAGCGGTCCCATGCGTAGCGGTCGAGGTACTCCTTCTCCGCACTATCGAGCAACAGAGACGCAACCTCGGAGACGATCTGATTGACCACCTCACGGGCGATGTATGAGGTGGAACCAACGAACAGATTGGCATCGCTTCCAACGATGTCCACTTGCGCCGGGTCGACCTTCTTTGCCCTCTGGTGGATGTAGTTCCGCCCGATGGAGAAGAGGTCCAGTCTGGTCGGTAGGTCTGGCATTGACTGACTCCTAGAATCCGACGAACGGAACGTCGAACTTGAATGCCTTGTTCACCGTCGTAATCACCTTGATGATGAACCAAGTAATCCCCGGCGTACTCGGCAGATACTTGATGTTGACTTGCACGTAGCGGACATCGGGCTCCTGTAGCACTTGGTTCTTGATGCTGGCTTTGAGCCGTTCCCGCCTCGCAGCGTTGTTGAGCTTCTTGCCTTCCTCGGCAATCCCCACCCCGTAGCCTTGCAACCACACGAAGCCCCCCGGCCTGACAACGCAACGCCGAATGACGCGCTTCTTGAGGTTCTCCACCCCCTCGTCATACCCGTAGTCGCCATCATCGCCATACGGGAAGGTTCCCAGGTTGGTGAAACTGATGTCGGGCAACGGGTCGAACAAGGCATCCTTGGTTGAAGGGTTGGCGAAGTCCCGAGTGCCATCGGGGGCATACGTCTCTGGAACAGGCTTCTCGAACGTACCCCTCAATCCGTAGAAGCTCTCGTTGATGACGTCGGCAAACAACGCACCCCCGGCATCGTACATATTGACGCAGCGGAGAACGTAGAGTGAAGGATAGTGGGTGAAGGGCCGGTCAACGTAGATGTCGACGCTACGCGGGTCGCCACTGACGGCTTCCACCAGAATGACCCCCACGGTCTGCGCGGGTTGGTCGTCGAGCCCTTGCCCCGACTGCTCCCCTACGAAGTAGTGAACCCGATTGAGGGAGTCCTTGCGGTCGAGTAGTCCAGTGAGCAGGAGATTGCTCTCGAACGTAGCCCTCACCACGTTCTCGCGGATAGCCTCCACGGTCGCATGGGGAGTGGGGGCTTCCTCTCCACCCCACGGGCCGATTCCCCAGCTATCTACTCCCCAATCTCCAGTGCTCATTGCCTACCTCATCCACCGCAATACGTGTTGCGGTTGTGCGTCAATCGTAGGGATTGTCCTCTGTATTGTCCTCGTCGTCCACCGTTGGCTCCTTGCCACCTCCCCACCCTACGCTGACGGGGTTGGAGAGGTCGCAATTGAGTGACAACCACGGGAACGGAATACACGACAGAGGGTCCAGCAAACAAGCCGGCAAGGCCGGCAAGTTGAAGCTGAAGAAGAACGTGAACGATGGTGGGAACTTGAACCCACACAACGACGCAGCGGTCGGCGGCTCCGGGTCGAAGTCGACGCCAGCATCGACGACATCCTGCTCCTCGGGGGGTGGCTCTGACTTGGGTGGGGGGCTTCCCATGGCGCACCTAACTGATGATGAAGCCGGCGCAACCTACGCCGGGAGTGAGGGGGGTAGTCGGGGCCGGCCCCTGTAGAGCCGCTGTGAGGGCCGCAAGAGCAGCGGTGAGGGTGGGAGCCCCGTTGGACCCGGCAAGCGCAATCGCCGCCGTTATGAGGGCCATGCCGGCTCCCGCTGGGTCAACCACGGTAGCGAGCCCCGAACCAGTCAATGGGGTCGGCCCAATGAGGTTGAGAGCAGCGGCGAGGACTTGAGTGTAACTGACCAAGAGGTTGACGGCTTGCTCACTCGCCATGCCGTGCAGAACGGGGGTATTGCCAGCGCTGCCGATTGCCACGTTGCCGCTCGCCGCAAGGTTGATGTCGGTGCCGTCGAGCTTGAGCACCGTACTCTGCCACCAGATTGACGCATAGCTCTCCTCAGTGTTGAGGGTTATCTGCCCCGTGCCATCGGCGTCCTGTACCGCGAAGCCGCTCGGGCCGAACTGGAATCCGGTCGAGTTGCCATCACGGACAGTGACGTTGCCTTCCTCGTCAATGCCAATGAGCGCGCCAGTCTGCGCGGAGCGTATCATGTAGAGGCTTCCAGCCTCGATGATGGTGGGGGTCTGTGTGCGGGTGAATGCGATGTTGTTCTGACGCGCATCCTTGCCGGCGACCTTCTCTGGGAACTTGTCGAGAGCGTTGTTGAGACGCGCAATGACCACGGGGGGAGACTGCTCCTGGCCCATGGGCAACACCACAACCACCTCATCGCCTCCGACGAGTGGCACCCATTGACTCTGGAGCACCCCCGACACCGGAGTAGCGACGCGGCAAGTAACCACCTTGTCGGAAGGTTGCAATCGAACCTCGACGAGTGGGCCGGCATCCTCATCGAAGGTGAGAGCACGGTCCTCCTCCCCCTCAAGGTTCTCGTCGAGTTCGACCGTGCCGTATGACACCCAGATACGCCCATCAGAACCGGGGATTCCGGTCATGATGTCCTGAATCAAGGCCGGGTCGAAGACGTGCCGCTTGCTCTTGGGTGCCATTGTTACTCCGCAGTCGGCTCAGGTTCGAGCCCGTCAGGTAGAGCCTTGTCATACCGGACTTCAATGTAGTTGATGGCGTCGATTGAGATGCTTACACCTTCATCGTCACTCCAGTCGTACACGACCTTGAAGGTGCGGAATGCTGTCTGGTATCCCGCGTTCGTGTACGCGGACGCGTACGCCGACGCAATGTCCGGGTCGTAGCCCAACGACTGGAGGTAGTCGAATGTCTTGTCGTTAGTCAGTAGCGCGTCCTCAACCTGAGACTGAGTGGCAGGCAGAGTGACGGGCTCGCCGCTGTCGTCCTTGGCGAAGTACACCTCAATCGGGTCGCCCGACTGAAGGTAGAGCAAGTCGGGCTCAGTGTTGTCGCCGCCGAAGCTGGCGATGTTGGGTGTCTTCATGGACACCTCAATCTCCTGCCGACTGATGTCCTCATAGATGCCTTGGGCTATGACCTGCAATGCCTCCTTCGTTTGCACCCCTGACACCCGGAAAACCGTTATGGTGTTGTCGGCAGACTCCCCCGGTTGCACCCTGCTCTTGACGCCGGGGAACCTGACCACGATGGTCTTCTTGCGCTCTGGCAAGTAGCACCGGACTTCGATGTTGCGTGGTGCCTTCTCGTTGTAACGCCGACTGACGCTGAACTCGGTGAGGTTCCTCCCGTATATCATCGTCCGGTTGTTCATTGGGATGTTGTCGGCCACCCTGCCACGCCACGGGTCTTCGAGCCGGGAGAAGCCATCGGCGTAGAGTGTACGAGGCTTCTGAATGACCACCGTCTCCCCGTCAATGAATGCCACGCATCCCACCATGCCAGTGATGTCGATGATGAAGTCCCACACCGACATCTTGTCCTTGCCGGGGCCGACTCCACCGTTGCGTTGGCTACTCCGCTGCATCACGTCTTTGAGGGCCGGCGCATCCTCGTTGATAGGGCGGTATTCAACGGCGATACCTTCGTACTGAGGGAAGCATGACAGATACTTTGCAATCGCCTCGTCGATTCCCACCTTGGGGTCCACCTTGATCTGAGGCGGAGCATCCTGGTCAATGAACAGAGCAGTGTTGTCGCGGCACGACAACTCCACCGTTGCCGCTTCCTCGTTGCCCCAATTCACCCGCCAATCATCGACCCACCCCTTGAACTGACGGTTGGTCCCATACTCGCTCTCGTCGGGCAAGTCCGCAATGACCTGGAGCCGCATCGACTCCCGCCAAGTGTCACCGTCAATGGTGCCAAGGTAGAACTCGACAGCGCACGAGCGCACGGTCCTCGGGTCGAAGGGAAGGTCGAGGTACGAGAGCGAAAGCTCCAGCGTGTCAGCCTCCTTGTAAGTGTTCTTCTCCAAGGTGGCACTGACCGGAATGATGCCCTCGATGACGTGGGTGAGGTTGTCCTTGCTGGCTTCCTGCGCCTCAGTCTGTCCTCGGCCCGCTAGGCGATAGCGCTTGGTCCCCTCGGGGGCATCGGGGTCAATGATGTAGTCGAGCACTTGCCCCTTGTCCTTCTGCCCCTTGCGCATGGTGGCAGGCTTCTTCGGCGGGACCGCACTCGGCTCGTCACTGAACTCGTCAAAGCGCACAATGAGACGCACCTTGCACGCGGGATAATACGTCTGGTGAGGGAACTCAGCCATGACTCACACCCTCGGGATGGAGAGGATTGACTTGCCCCCCATGGTGGGCTTGCCGGTTGCCGTGCTGACCGGGGCGACAGGGTAGGTGAGCCCGTTGACCTTGGCGATGTCGAGCGCGTGGTCAGGGGTGCCATAGTACCTCGCACTGATGCCAGCCAAGGTGTCGCCTTGCTTGACGATGTGGAGGGCGAGCAAGTCCCCCTGAGTGGGGTATTGCGAATTGAGCACCTTGCCCCCGGCCTTGCGCCGCTTCGCCTTCTCCCTCAGTTGGTCCGCAGTCTGCGCCATGTATTCAGTCTGCTTCGTTCCGGTCGAATAGTACGAGGCAGTCTGCACCAGACTCGCCACCCTCCGGTCGTAGGTAGTCTGCTCCGGGGAGACGCGGGTGAACTCGTCGTGGAACTGATTGCAAGTCGCCACAATGTTCTCTGCCGTAGCAAGGATTGAGGCGTTGATCTCTGCCGGCATGTTCTTGAACTTGGTTGCAAGGTCTGCCACCGACTTGAGCTTGTTCGTCAGTTCGCGCAGGTTGCGGCCCACCCCGTCAATGAGGTTCTTGGGGGAGTCCAAGAAGGCGCTCACTTGCCCGACCGTCAATGTCGGAGTGCCCTTGGGCCGGGGGGTGCGGAGGTCGACGGGGATCTCGGTAGCCTCAAGCTCGACCAGAGTCTCGCTAATGAGGATGAGCCCTTGCACCTCAGACTTGACCCCTTGGTCGCGCGTGCTGACAAGGCGATAGGGGAACAGGGTGCCCGAGTTGATCCACTCAAACGTGGCATCCCACGCGATGTCGGTGTCACGGTCGTGGGGAGCATTGAACAGCTTGAGCCGGCCCATGCGGGTGACTGACTTCCAAGTGACCTGCAAGAGCGACCCCTGAATGAGTATGTCGTAGAACAGGTCACGCATGGTCGCGGGGTAGACCACGCGAATCTCTCTACCGTTCTCGACCACGAGCACCGGATTGCGCCCCAACCACGTTCGCCGCCAGATGCCCTGCATCTGAGTGTCTTGTTGCTTGGGGCCAAGGAGTTGCTGAGTAGCCTCGGGGGCTCCTGCCGGCCAGCGAGTGGCAATGCGTTGCTCCATGCCCCATGCCACCCCTCGCTTCGGCATGCTTGAGGTACTGAGGGTGATGACGCGCTTCTTGCCCTCAAGCTCAGTGATGGTCATGACGTTGGTTTGCCGCTCAATGCGGCTCGCCTCAGTCTCGTAGTCGACGCTGATGCTGCTCTGCTCGGCCATGCTATGCCTCACTCACCGCAATACGTGTTGCGGTGTCATGCCCCGAATGGCGTCCTCACCCGCGAGCGAGTGCGAGACGTTGCGGCACGCACGAGGTCGCGCCGGAAGAACAAGGCAATCCTGTCCGGGTCTGCCTCGCGGAACTCCTGTTTGATATTGAACGTCTGCCCCCCGCTCATGTGGATAGCGGGGGACTTGGTTGCCGCCTCTTTGGGCTTCACGTTCTGTGGATGCTGCTCGGAGTACATATTGTTGAGCTTCTCCACGAAGGTGCGAGTCGTGGTGCCGAGCCGGTTGATGAAGCCGTCAAAACCACCCTCAATCTGCACCGAGGAATCGTTCAACCCGTACGCCAGACTCTCACTCTTGCCGGCGAGGTTTGCGAGGTAGTTCGCCATCGCGTCATCGCCAGTCTTGACGGCTTGATTGTACGCGGCAATCAACTCGCTCTGCGTCTGAACGGTAGCGGCGAACGCCACATTCGCGGCGGTCGGCATGGTCTTCTCGAACTTGGCGAGCATGTTCTCCATCGCAGTGATGCCCATTGCCTCGTAATGCTCTGGAGCCGATGCGCCGAACTTGGCCTGAGCCTTCGCCTTCATTGCAGCGAGGCTCTCCTGCTTCTGCTGTATGATTGCCGCTGCGGACTCGACACCTCCCGCCGTTTGCTGCTCTTGGATGCTCTTACGCGTAGCCTCGATGTCGGCTTCGCTATAGTGCATTCCTGGTCCGTAGCGCGCCTCTTGCCATGCCTGCCGGAAGCCACCCTCACTCTGGAGCTTCTTGTACTGATCGAACGCGGCATAGATGGCAAGAGCCGCCGCTGCGACAGCGGCGAACTGAAGCGCAAGAGTCGCGGCACTCCCTGCCGCCGCTGTCACACTGGTAGTGAACGCAGGGAGTGAAGTGAAACTGAGTGCCTTCAGACCGATGAGCATGGGCTTCAATGCCCCCGCTGCTTGAATGCCCAACTGAATCGAAGGAGCCATGACATTGAGCCCGTATGCCATGAGGATGAGTTCCTTGTTCTCGACAATGAACTTCACCGCTTTGAGGATTGCCTTGGCCCCTTCCTCTGCCCCCTTCACCACGTCATCCCAATGGTCCTCAAGCCAAGTGAGCTTCTCCCCGGCCCAATTGAGGGCTCCCTCGATCTGAGCCCCAAGGAACTTCCCGAACCGAGCCGCGATGGCTTCCAACTGAGGACGCTTGCCCTCAATGGCTTGCAAAAGGTTGTCGAACTTGGCAGTCAACACGCCAATGACGTTCATCCCCACCACGTCGAGCAACCGTTGCTTGACCATATCCAACGACGTCTGCACCGATGCAAACGTCTGCGGAGCTTTGGCGAAGCGCTCATAGATAGTCCCCATTGCCTTCGCCATTGCCGCCGAGCGTTGCTCGTCAGTCAGCTTCCCCCAATACGAGGACGCCTCGCGCAGATTCTTCCCGAAGATGCCAGTGCTAAAGAGCATCTTGAACATCTTGCCACGAGTGCGAACCATGCCTCGCTCCATCATGGCCCACTCGTCAGAGATTGCCGTGACGCTCTCCCCCGTAATGTCAGCGAACATGAGGAGTTTCTCAGTCGTCTTTGCGGCGGCTTCGATCCCCTCGACCGTACCGTCGCTCTGCGTAGCAAGGTTCTGGAATGCGCGTCTCGCGTCATCGATGTTCTGACCAATCGCAATTGAAGCCTTGTAGAGTTCGCGATCGATTCTGGTGGCTCGGTCCATCGCCGCATCCCAAGCCATATCAGCCCCGGTGACGAAGTAGCTCGCAATCGCCCGCATCCGCTCTTGAACCGAAGCAGCGTTGTCGACCATACCCTTGAACGCGCCGACAATGCCTTGCAAGCCGGGGGCAAGATTGACACCGATGGCGGTAGTCAATGCCCCCTTCGCCACCGACATGAACTCCGACTTTATCTTGTCGGCTGCTTTGCCAAGCTGACCGAACTTGCCCTTGATGGTGTCAGCCACCTTGGACGCAGCGTCATCGAGCGTTAGCTTGACCTGGACCTCGGCTGTATCCGCCATCAGTCTTCCCCTGGCATCGTGCCGCCTGAGCGGGTGTTTTCGTTGTCGATGAGTTTCACTAGGTCGCTATGATACCGCAGGAACTCTAGCAGCGGAACCGCGTCCCATTGCAGAACGGATTGCCGCCCATAGCGACCTAGCTCCATCTTCTGCCGAGAACGCCAACGGAGCACTTCCGCAGGGTCAATCTCGGACAGGATGTAGCGGACTGAGCGCAAGTGAGGGTCGAAGTCGACTCCCAGCTTGGTCAGTTGCTTCTGACGAACATCCGCATACTCACTCAGCCCACCGTTCTGACAGCGATGCAGTTCTCGAAAAAATCGGCATGCTCGTCATCACTCAGGTTGTGCGTCTGTGTGTAGATGCGGTGCAGAATGTTGCGACACTTGGGGCCGACCTCATTCCACCATTGGTCAATGTTGCCCTCGCGGTTGGCCCCGGTCCAGTCAACCGGAACCCCGTCGATGTACTTGACCATCGCCTTGCTGAGTTCGTCGATGCTGCGGAGTACGTCGCCACGAGCGCGACTGAGTGCGTTCTTCTCCTCCATGACTGTGACCGGCCATGCGATGGCTTGCCGATTGCCCTTGCGGGGGTTGGCAGTCCACTCGGCTTTGAACAGCATGAAGATGACTTGCACTCCCTTGGGAGGATTGAAGTTCGGTGGGATAGTGGCCCATGGTGGGATGGCGTCCGCTTCCTCCACGTCACGCATCGACTTCGGTGCGGGGGTATCAGCGAGCGCTTGCATCGCGGCGGCAATGCTGGACTTGTCTGGCATTGCCGAATCATCGGAACTGAGGGCTTCGTCGAGTGGGATCTCGGTTGCCCCCGTGCTGATGAGTTGGGAGGGGTCCGCCGCAATACGTGTTGCGGCGTCTGCGGGTTGGTTGCTTTGCTTGTGTGCCATGGTGTTCTTTCCTTCCGGCCTCCAATGAAAGGGTGGCCCTCTTACTTGCGCGGGGTTGGAGGCCACCGTCACGACCGACACCTAGCCGAGCCGGATACCGCGCAAGGGAGGGCCACAATTGCCGCTGAACGCGGGGTGCCCTTACAGGTCTTGAAGCGTGAACTCCGATGCTCCTCCCTCGCACTTCGCTGTCACGAAGTCGGCTCGCCCACCGACACTGATGGGCAACGCGCCGAAGTGAGCGTCGGGAATGAGCACCGCTTTCGTGGCTCCTGCCGGCCAGAACAGAACCGCACTGATGCTGAACTGGACGTCGGGAGTCACGCGCCGCGCCTTGTCGATGATGTTCTGTTGGAAGTCGAGCCAGTCGGGAGTGTCCAAGTGGACCTCGAAGTTGAACGAGCATCCGTTGTAGATCTCGTCGTACTCATTCGTGGTCGCGCCAAGGAAGCCCTCCTCGCTCATCTCCACCTTGGCCTCGAACTCAAAGTTCGTGACCTTGGTGATGGTGTCGAGAAGGACTCCCGCCTTGCTGATGCGAATCTCGACTTCTTGCCCCTTCAGCCTGAGCGCCATGTCTTGACCTTTTCCTTTAGAGTGTTACCGCCACTCTATGAAAGCCTACAATCTTGTCAACCAACGATTCGGAAGACTCACCGTTATCGAGCGAGCCCAAAACAACGGCTCCCACTCTGCTTGGTTGTGTCGATGTGATTGCGGCACAACCAAAACAGTCAGAGGACTTTCCCAGCTATGGAGCACGCGGAATTCATGTCTGCGAAGCATGGCAGTCCTACGAACAGTTCCTTGAGGACATGGGCAGACGGCCAAGCCAGAAGCACAGCATTGACCGCATTGACAACGACGGAGACTACTGCCCTGAGAATTGCCGTTGGGCTACCCGAACAGAGCAGAACAACAATCTCCGTCGCTACCACGAACTCCCAGACGGAACGAAGGTAAGCCGTCGCCGGTTGAACCGGATTCTCTCCGAGCTTGGCGGCGACTAGTGCCATGGGTCAGCCTCCGTCTTCCTTCGTGAACGGTGGAGCCTTCTTGCCGCCGAAGGGTGGGAGCTTGCCCCCCTCTTTCTTCGCCTTCTTGGCGAACGCCTCAATCGGGTTCTTGGGCTCGAGCTTGTCCTTGTCGCCCATGCCGAGGTTGCCGGGGGTCGTCTCCTTGGCGAACGGGGGTTGCGGCCCCTTGTTCGCCTCACCAGAGGCTCGCCCACCCTCGGGGGTGGTTGCGGCAGGGGGTTCGCCCTCGGGCTCCGCCTTGCGGCTTGTGGGGGCCGGCTTGGCCCCTTCCTCATCCTCGCCCTCGGAGGGCTTGCCCTTTGCCGGGGGCTTGCGCCCCTTGGCCCAGAGTTTCAGTTGGTCGGCAATACCCGCCATGTCACACCTCACTGATGGTGACGTTCTCACCGATCTCGGTCTGGAGCACGATGGCGTCGAGTGACGGATACGTCTTCGCTTTCACGAAGACATAGTACGCTCCCGCCGCGAGGCTCGTTGTGGTGTTGCCGCTCTTGGGGTCAATCGAGTACGAGTCGATTCGTTGCTTCGTGGGGTCGTTGGGCGACAGCAACGACTCCATGAATGCTTTGCAGTCCAGCACGAATTGCTGACGGCGTTGCTTGCTGCTCAGTCGCTTGCCGTAGCCCTTGCTGATCTTCGCCAACGAGTCCTGAATCTCATCGGCCATTCGACGGCGACTGACACGCACCTTGGCCGGGTAGGTTCCTGGGTCCACGCTGGTCACACCGGACTGGAAGATTGCCACCCCGTCGTCCATGCGAGGGGTCATGATTCCCTTCTTCTTGAATGCCTTGTAGTCGTCGATGGTCCACCCGACGTACTCGGCACCGGACTCCAACCCTTGCACCGCGTCCATGAAGGTCGTCAGTTGGCCGGGGTTCTCCTCGCTCGGAAGCCGGCAACAGACACTCACCGCGAAGCCGTCTGCTCCTTGGTTGACAACGCCGTTCGCGGTGAAGCCGGCCCCACCCGCAGTCCCCTTGAGGGCGATGGCGGGGACGTAGGTCGACACGCCGGGGAAGGTATACATCACTCGGTCGTGACGGTATGCGCCAATCCCCGGCTCAGCGTTGCCCTTGGCGACTGCACGAGTCGTTCCGATGGGGGGCCGGATGGCGCACATCCGCCCGAAGCATCCACGCTCGCTGGCGAGAATCGCATTCTCGCGTACGCCTCGCCGGCAGATGTTGGACTGCCGTGCGGCCCAGATGAAGTTCGCTTCACGCGCAACCGTGTTGAGGTCGAGCGTGGTTTGGATTGCGGCATAGTACGCCGCGTCAATCTCCAACTCAGTCTTCGCCGCACTGAGGGGGAGTGGGTTGGTGACTGCGAAGATTGCGCCGGCAACGGGGAACGGAATGACGTTGACCGTGCCGACCGGAGCAGCGACCCCCGTGCCGTCGTCGAGGGCGTGACGCACCTTGGCAGTCCACCCGTCGTACTCAGCGGCACTCGCCACGATGGACTCGGTAGTCACCCACTCCGTTGCTCCCGCGTTGCGAACGCGTGTTCCAGCGGGGATGTTCACGTCCTCATCGGCAGTCGCTTGCTCGCCAGTCGTGTCGAGCGGGAAGCCGAAGTCGAGAGCGGTAGTCGTGGCACTGACCACCTCCACCTCTGCCACCCCGGTTGTCGTGGTGTTGTAGATGACGATGTTCTGGTCGTAGTCCCGCATGACCGCAAGGGTGGGGACTGCCGCTGCGACCAACGCATTGACCTCGGCAACCGTCACCGCGTCGATGTCATCGACGTTGCCGCCACCCCCGTTGACGCCGACCACATGACCGAACGTGGTCACGATGGTGCCAGAGCCTCCGACGATGCTGACCTCGCCCGCGTTGCCACGTCGCCGGCCAGTCAACTGAAGCTCTCCACCGCTGTCCGCTGCGAAGGTGAATCCGAACGCGAGATTGATACGCGCGACCACCCCGGCAATGCTGTTGTCGCCGGCTTGGAAAGTGACGCGTACGGTCGGGTTCCCATCGTACGCGAGGTCGATGTAGTCGCCCGCAACCACTCCAGCGAATACCCCACCGACACCCGTCACCGTTGCCGCCGTCGCCAAGAAGGTGACGTTGGTTGCGGCAACGAGGTCGGTCTGGACGGTGAGAATCTGCCCCGGCTCCAGGTCATACGTCGGCTTGAACAGACCAGTGAGTGCGGCGAGCCGGGTGAATGCCACGTAGCCGACACTCGTGTCGACGCGCACGAGAATGAGACGGCGGAACTTCTTGCCATTGAGATGGACGAAGCCGTTGCCGTTCCAATACTCGGGGGTGATTGCCGCGTCGGCCTTGCGGCTTCTGGCGCACGGGTTGTTCCCCTTCACGCCGTCGTAGGTGTAGCCGAACTCACCGAACGTCTGCACGAGGTCGGAGGGACCGAACACCTCAGTGACTTCGTTGTAGGGGCCATCCTCGAACTCTGCGACAAGGATGGCAGTCCCCGTGCCGATGCCTGCGAACGCCTCGGGAGGCTCCAGGTCAATGATGTTGACGGACTCGATGTCGAGCAAGACTTCGAGCCCTGGATCTTCCGTGAAGCGTCGAATGTAGACGGACATTGTAATCCTCCGGGGTCGCGAGGGGCAGAATACCTCTAGCGTCTGTGGTTGTCTAACCCTGCCGCAATACGTGTTGCGGTATCACTCAGTCTCCATGAGAAGGCGAGGATCGAAGTCCCTCGCCAGGACGGGGAACACGCACTCCACTCGCAGGTTGAGAGTGACCTGCAACTCGCGCCGGTTCTTGACCGCGAAGTCTCCATCGAAGCGGCGCGACCCCATGTAGGTGAAGCACGCGATGCGGTCATAGTACCCCGGCAGAGTGAGATAGAGCGGCCCCTGGTTCGTGGTCATTACTGGCCCCTCCATGCCGGCTTGCACCGCTCTGCGTTGGGCGCGAGTCTCAAACCACATATCGAGAATGACATCCTCGCTCAACTCCGCCGCACACACGAGCACAGTCTGCTCTCCGAAGCGGTCATACTTGCTCGGCTCGATGCCGGCCCTCCCGTCATCGACAATGATTGGGGAACCGAGCCACTCTGACTCCGGTGCATTGTTATTCGGGAGCACGGCAATGGCCGGGAACTTGAGCTTGATGTCACCCTCTGGTTGCTCGACGAACATCCGGCAACGCTCAATCTGGAACTCGACGGGTTCACCATCCCGGTCCCGGCCAGTGTGCCTCCAGACGACCGTTGCGAGGTAGTCGAACAAGCGCTCTAGCGCGTAGTCGCGAGCAGCAAAGTCCTTGAGGCCGGGGGGTTGTTGAGGGGGCCATACCTCATTCCAGGCAATGCCCTTCACCAACCCTTCAAACGAGTAGTGACTCACGGCTTCCACCCCACCTTCTGCAACTCGGCAACAATCTGAGCCGCAACCTCTTTGACCAGGAACTCGTCAACCACCCTCTGGGTGATTCGGAATTGAGGGTCAGTGAACAGACCCCTTGCATTGATCTTGCGTGCAATCAACCACGCAACGCGCGGGGCATTCTTCGAGTCTGCGATGTTCTTCCGAATGACCCATTCGACAAGGTGCCTCCCAGACACTCTCGGCTTGGGGACACCGAAGTTGATGAACGGAGCATGGGGAACAGGGTTGAAGATGATTGCCCCGTCCTCGGTTGCTTTGAAGTTCCAACCCGCCCTGAATGCCCCCATGTCGAACGGTGGATAGGGCTCAATGCTCGGGAGTATCTTGGTGACGATCCACGACTGCCCCTTGATTGCCGCGTTGAGCAACCCGCGCTTCTGAGCCGCACGGTACGACTCGAACATGCGCCCGAACGCGGCAGACAAGCGGTCAATCTTGATGGTCGTCATTGATGCATCACTTGCGTTAGTTGGATGTCCCAATCGAGGAGTCCGGCCTTGCGGTATGGCATGCTCGACAGCGTGAACCAGCGCTCCACCACATCGGGGCCACTCCTGCCGTCCTCTTTGACCAGGAACAGGAAGCTCGTAGGGAGGCCACCCTCTGCGGGGCAAGGCGAGCCAGTGACCAAGCCGGGGTAGAGTCTGCCGGCGAGCAACGCTTCACCCAAGGTGGGGTCCACCTTGCGGAGCAAGAACTGACCGTCTTCGACGCGCCCGACATTGAGCCATTGGAAGCGGGTATTGAGGGTGAGTTCGGGGGTGGGGAGAATCTCCTCGCGCTTGACCTCTTGTCTCTCACCTTCGCCAATCTGCTCGCCAGTCCACTGGAACCAAACGAGCCAGACGCGATAGGGGCGCAAGCCGAAGCGCACGGCAATCTGTCGCAGCCGATTGACCCGTGGTCCAAAGCGGTGGACCAGAGTGCGCTTGGCTTCATCGGGACTGAGGGCTTTCGGTCGCGGCATGTCTGTAGACTACCGCGTAGCGGGCGAGGTGTGAAGGCTAGTGCTGAACGGGGACACTGAGGGAGTTCGTGAAGCGCTGGTCGTAGGGGTTGGGCGGGATACCGAGAAGGTTCCCGAGGGTGCGTTGCCAGAAGCGGTATTCACGGCGGAGCTTCGGCATCTCCTTGGGGTCAATCTCAATCTCCGCCACCTTGGTGACTGCGAGCAACTCCAAGTCCGCAGTCATCTGCTCCTCGATGATATCCATCTTGGCGACGATGTTCTTGGCTTGCACCTCTGCCGCCGCGAGCACGCGGTTCATCGCACCTTCAATGAGATACTGAGTCTCCAACGCGGCGGGGACGCCGAGCGCGAAGGTCTGCACCTCACTGACATTGAGATAGCCCATGTGGTGACGGATCTTCGCCTTGTCGGCGTCAGTGAATGCCATGGAGCTTACTCCTCAGTGTAGGGTTGGAGCTTGACCCCCAAGCGCTTGAGGTGGTCGATGTCATAGTTGAGACTATCGAGCACCTTGCCTTCGGGCAACGTCGAGCGGGAGCCGTCGAGCAGGACTGCCGCTTGCTTGACTACGATGTAGCGCTTGGGGGGTGGAACGTCTTTGACCTTGGGGTTGGACTTGGCGACACTCGCCCGCATCACCGGAGCCTCGGACGGAATCTGCCCCTCGGGTACGGAGTCGAGCCCAGTGATGGGAACCCCACCCGTCTCGACCTTGCCTCCCTCGGGGGGAGTGTGCTCGTGCTGAATCGTGTTGCGTGCCATTCGTGGCCTCCTTGCCAGTGTGGTTATGCTGCTGCGAAGCTAGCCTATCACCGCAACACGTATTGCGGCAAGGGCTAGCGATTGAGAACGTATACGTCTTGATTGAACAGGCTCCTCAAACGCTCGCTCCACAGACCATCCATTCCTCAACCTGAAGTAGAGTGTAATTGGTTTGATGCCTAGAATCTCTGCCCATTCATTCACACATCGACTCTGCCCCTTGTAGACCACGAGTCGATTGCTTCGTTGGTTCCTCGCCTGCTCCTTGGGTGTTGCCCATCGCATGTTGTCAGGCTCATAGTCACCGTCGAAGTCAATGCGGTCGATAGTGTGCTTATCAGTTGGGGGATCTCCTATGTGTTCATAGAACGCGAGAAAGTCATCGCGCCATTCGTCACACACCTTGATTCCCCTGCCTCCGTAATTGTGGAACTCCGCGTGATTGGGATTGTGGCATCGCTCCTTCATAGCCTGCCATGCGCGGTAGACTTTGGTTCCTACCATGCCATGTCTGCCATGCCCCTGACAGCCACAATGCCATGTTCGCATCGCCCTCAGTCTGTTGGCCGGAACTTCGATTCGTCTTCCACAATCACACTCACACACCCAACATAGACTTCGCCCCTGCCGACTACCACTCAGTGTGATAGCGGTGAGCTTCCCGAATCGTCGGTTGGTGAGATCGGTTGGTGAGGACTGAGGAGTTGGATGAGAGATTAGCCTACGCATGCACAGAGTCTACACCGCATTGTCGCCGATGTAAACTCATCGAGCATTATAGGGCATGCTCGATGACTACGGCTCTCTTGTAGCGCTCGGGGCCACTTCCGCCGCTGATGTCGGACGGCACGGGGAAGTCCGTCGAGATGCTCCACGTCGAGGACACGATGTCGCCGAGTCGGTCCTGCGGAGAACGGAGGTAGAGACGGATGCGCTCGGTGCCGACCTGGATGCCGTTCTGCACCACGTCGAACTCGCCGACCTTGCCCTGCATTCCCGCCTCGGTCACGTACTTCATCTCGTCGAGATACTTCTCGTAGATGGAGCCCTTGCCGGTCATGATGAGACGCCCGATCTCCACGCCACCTTCATTGACCACTTCGCCGCCGATGCCGCGAGCGTACTGAGCATTCGCGCCGGTCGGTGTCAGTGCTCCCGAGTTGGACTGGTTCGGAATCTCGTTGTTCTCGAAGAACGCGTTGCGCGCGATCTGCCCGATCCACCCCTCCTTGTACCGGATGTGATCCGGGGTTCCGGTGTGGAGTCGCTGCCACGCAACGTCGCTGAAGATCTGCGCGTTCGACAGCGGACTCATGTGGCAATGGTAGAAGCCGTCGGAGTGCGGAGGAACGTTGTTCGACCGCAGGATGGACATGGCATTGATGATGAGTTGGAACGTGAAGATGTCCGCTCCGGTGATGGCGTCGATGCTCGCGCCACCTCCCGCCCTGACCACGCGAGGAGCGTAGGCACTGCGAACCGGCGTACGCGCGGGGAAGACTGCGCCGACCGCCGCATCGAGGAACAGAGTCCCCGGTCCGTAGGGGTCAGTCGCATCCACGGGAGCAACGCCGATGACGTTGCGCTGGACGGCTCCGCCGCCGACTCCGATGGTGATGGGCAACGGGCGAGTCGGAGACACGGCTTCTGGACGAGCATTCGTGCCGAGCAGAATGACGTCGAAGAAGCCGTTGCACGAGGCGACTTGGATCTGCGTATCCACCGCAGCGATTGCCGCCGTCGTGAGCGTCTGCCCGCTCAGGTACGACTTGAACAGGGCATTGCGCGGGAGCCGGTTGACCGACTGACCCGCTTGGAGCCCAAGCTGATTGATGTTGCTGAGGAAGAGGTTGGCGTTCGACACCACGCTCGTCGGCATGTGAGTGTCGATGGTCCCGCTGTAGCGCTTCAGGCTTGCACTCCATTGCTCGTAGCTGAGTTGCTGCGGAACGGGATCGGTGCCGACCGGGAGGGGTTCCGTGATCGGGGTGAGGAGTCCGGGCCGAGTCATGAACATCTCAGTACCGATGTTCGCCGGCCATTCCTCCGCGAGCGCCTCCGCTCGGAACTGGAGCTTGGGGTACAAGGCGTCGTGGAATGCGCGCTCCAAGACACCTTCCTGAATGAGATTGAGAATGACGGGCGGGATTCCGACGACGAGTGGCATGGTGTTTCCTCCAAGAGACTGAACGGTTGATTGCCGTCTTCCCCAGAGTGCCGACTGTTACCGCTGTCGTGAGCGTAGGAGGGAAAGGTTTGAGGCGTAGCGGATAAGATACTCCCGCACAGATTGCGAGGTCAAGGGCTTGTGCGTAGGGGGGTATCAGAAGTTCAAGCCGCGTTGCCGCTTGTACTCCTCCCACTCCTGCTTCGTCATGCTGTTCTGTTGATTGGGCCGGGGGGTCTTGCTGGAGTTGCTTCCCGGCTTGGCAGGCTCGGGTTTCTTGGCCGGGTCGGGGCCGTTGCTTGCCGGCTCTTGCACCTTGCGCCGCTCTCCCGGCTTGCGTGCCATTGCCGGCTTGCGAGCGGCATAGTCCTTGAACCAGTCTTCGATATCCTTGGGGCCAAGTCCATCGAGTTCGTCATTCGACATCTTTGCTAAGTGACGCTGATACGAAGCAACCGCGTCTTCGATGTAGTCACCACTGATGAACTTGCCAGCAATGCCAGCAACGACCTTCTCGCCCTTCTCGGCAAGCTGGTCTTCCTCATACGTGGAGAGCTTGCCCTCTGCTTCCTCCGCCCTCGCCCTCAGTCGCTCGTTGTCCTCCTTGAGCTTCTCGACCTCAGTCATCTGCTCTCGGCGGGTCTTGTCGAGTGCGGCTTGTGCCTCTTTGCCTTGCTTGACCAGCTTCTTGATCTGCGAGGCGTCGTCGGTGCCGAAGATGTCCTTGAGTGCGGTGCGAGTTGCTTGGTTCGCAGCGCGGGTGAGCCGCTTCTGGAACGAGGAGAACGGCATAGTAACTGAGCCCTTGTCGTCGACATCGACGTCATCCCCGTCTGCCGCCTTGCGAGTCTCGGGCTTGGAGTCATCGGCATCCCCTTCGGGCTTCTTGACCTCTGCCCCCTTGCCCTTACCAGCATCGTCTCCGTCTGCCCCCTTCGGCTCCGGGGTGCCCTCTGCCCCCTTCGACTCCGGGGTGCCCTCTGCCCCCTTCGGTTCTTGAGTCTGGTCTTGGTTGATAGTGGTGTCGTCTTCTGCTCCTGGCATGTCGGCCTCCCGAACGTGGCAATGCACCGCAACACGTATTGCGGTGCAGACTTGAAGGGGTGAACCACCTCCCCCTCTGCCTCACTCTCTCTGCCCGTCCTCGTGGACGTGAGGCTACCGCTAGGTCGTAGTTCTCGATCAGATGAAGGTGCTCAGTGCCTCCAGCGGAACACCGATGTCGACACCGGACTTGAGCATGGTCACATCGGCACGCACCACGGCATCCGCCGCGTTGAACGCGATGGTCGCCTTCGCCGCATCGAGCGCGCACTGACCGGCGGCAGGGACGCTTCCGGCGGCGAGCACGGTCTTCTGCGTCGCCACACCGAGCGCGGTATACCCCGTGACGAGCAGGAGCATCACGGCTTGCACGGCAGTCGCCGGGAGGGTGAGAGTGTCGGCGACCACGGGGAAGCCCTCCAACTCCAACTCCGCCACATTGACGACCGGCTCGTACTCGACATCGACGTTCGTCCAGTCATCCGCTGCATTGAAGAGGATGTCGCCCGTCGCGCCCCAACCCACCTCGCCCACTCCGGGGGTCGCCGGGGTTGCACTGACGGTGAGGGGGCCGGGAGTTCCTGCGCCGGCTCGGGCATAGGCACTGAGCACGCGCTCGGCCTTCGCCATGTTGGGGAGAACGATGGTGTCGCCCGTCACCGCGTTCTGCCCCCGAACCACCCGACGCAACCCGGTCAGCACGTTGCCGAACTTGAGGGTGCGGAAGATGTCGTGAGCCACGTTGGGGTCCGAGCGGTTGAGTGAATCGCGGAGCTTCTCGGTCATTGGACTATCCTCTCTTTGAGCACTTGGTCAGGGAGGGTGTCAGCGCTGGCCCTGAGCGAAGTATTCGATTGTTCCGTTGCCTTGCACTTCAAGCAGAGTGAGGGGCTCGCTCTCCGGGGGCTCCCAGATGAACAAGCCATAGACTCGGTGTTCGGTTACGACGGAGCCTACCCCGGCAACCGTCTGGGTGATCCGCAGATTGAGGGGTGCACTCGACCGGAAGTAGAGCAAGCCGCACTCGCTGATGGTGGCAGTCGCGCCCACCCCGTCGAGGGTGAGCCAAGCGGGAGTCGCCACGTTGACAACGCGGGTGAGCACGCCGGTCGCGTGTTGCCAGTTCTTGGGATTGGGAGTGAGGTTGACAGGGATGTTCGCAGTCGTGCCAGGGAAGACCGACTCCCCTGCATTCGGCGGTCCAGCGCTCAGGCTGGCATCGAGTCGCGTCTGGCCCATGGCTTCGACCTCACTTCACCTTGAAGGGAACATGCGTGTTCTGGAGACTGCCGACCGCTGACTCGTCGCCGTCGTGGTACTCCTTCACATGCTCGTCGATTGCGTCGCACAAGCAATCCCCACCTTCGGGAACGAACTTGGGGTTGACGTCATCCTTCGGGTCGTTCATCTGCTTGCGGTCGTTCTCCATCATTCTGCTCCTTGCTCCACCTTGTCTCCCATCCCTTGTACGCGCGTTCGCTGCGTTCAAGTTGAGCGACAACACGTTTCGAGATAGTGCCTCCCGGTTCATCTCCCGTCAAGCGGCGTCTCAAGTGCTCATAGGCGTCGAGCGGTGTCTTGGCCTCTTCACCCAACCTGCGGAACAACGCTGTAGCGTTGGAGCGACTACGGTGGAGCCACTTGCGGAGGGGCTCACTGATTGAGCTTGAAGGACTTTCGTCCTCCGACATCCTCGTAGGCGATTGGCTCACTGGTCGGCCTCCCCTTCTCGTCCGCTCGCCAGTTCGGGTCGCTCTGCTGGTAGTCGAGTTGCTCCTCCATCATGTCGAACTCGCTACCGTATCCCTCGCGGCCCTCAGTGGTGTCGACTGGACCGTTGGTGACTTTGGGTTCTTGCATGTTCTTGAACGGCATGACTCACCCCTTCTTGCCAGCTTGCGCCATCTGCGCCATCTGACTCGCACCATACTTCTTCCGCCCAATCCAAGCGGCGAGTGCCTTCGCGCTGTCCTCGTCGTGGCCCTTTTCTTTGAGGCTCTCAGTGAGCTTGTCAAAGCCCATATAGCCTCCTTCTTTCTTTGCCATAGTGCAAGCCTATCAGGGTGTCGGGGTTGGTTCAACTCCACCGCAATACGTGTTGCGGTGTCACGCGCTCTCCTTGCCAAACAATCCAAGCGGAACAGTAGTCATCTTCGGACGCTCGGGTGGACTGCCCTTCTTGTTCTGCTCCGCAAACCGCGCCTCGTACACCGCGTCGGGCACGGGCTGAAGCTCCTCGGGTATCTCCCACGCAACGCGGTGGAAGACTACCACCTCCCGGTCGTTGGGCCGATTGGGTGGAGTCATGTAAGCAATAGTCTCACCGTTCTTAGTCACCCACTCAAACGGCTCGTCCAGCCTACGTATCTGTCCGTGAACCTGATAGCTATCCCACCCCGTACGGTCGTCGAAGCCGGCGACAAGGATCTTCACCATGTCGCCGCCCACGATGTCGTTGGCCTCCTCGCCGTTCTCAAGGATGCTTCGGTTGTATGCTCCCATACAATTGCCGGTGTAGATACCATTGATTGCATAGTACCCGTGCGGAGTTGTAAGGTTGTAGACATGACCCGCAAAGTCCTCGATGACAATCTCAACAATGCTATCCACCTCTACGCCAACGGGGAGAGCCTCGATTCCGCCAGCCTTCAATGCGGGATTGGTAGGTTCCGTCTCAGAAAGGCGCTCATTGTTGAGGGGCTCTTGCGAACTAGAAGTGAAGCCGCAACCAACCGCTTTGCCGTCATTGGACACCCCCGAACCATCCCCCTCGACGAGCGTAGCATAGTGACTCGCTACGAGTCCGGGGAACCCTTGAGCCACATCGCTTCCAGCTTGGGTGTCTCCAACAGAGCCATCACCGCAAGACTCGAACGCAATGGCGTTGAACTCAGGAGTCCCGCACAAGTGAGAAGTCTCATCGACAGGGAGCAAGCCACCACACGAGGGGCAGAAGGCAAGAGCAGACTTGTCGGTTGGGGTGAAGACCTTGTGACACAATGGCTCCGTGACAGGGGTGAATTCCCCCACCCCCAAGAGCCTTGTGGGACGCGCAATATTGACATTGCCCTCCATCCCATCGCCGTGGAAGTCTGGCTTTCCTCCACGTCTCCGTTCAATGACCCCTATTGTTGCCGCCGCATTGAATACCTCAGCCATCGTGGCTGGTCTTCCTGCTACATCTTGATCTCCCGCAGAACCAAAGTCCTCATTCCACGAGTGGCAGACCAAGTTATCTCCCACCTTGAGTTGATGCGCCGCAAGCCACCCTCGTTCCGTCAGCATCGGGTGATTAGGGGTTGCGGAGAACTCGCGTCCACCACGAGTTCTAACTTTCACAATCTCCCCCTCATACCACCGTCTGTAGACTGCCCTCACCATCGCAGACGACACGATTGAGTCCCCTGTAAAGCATTCCGTGCGAACGATACGTTGAGCCCAGAACATGGGGCTCTCCTCCAACCACTGAGACTCGCTAATGAGGTCTTCCCGTACCTCAGTCCACGGCTTGCCGCTGATGGTCGCCACCATGAGCCGCTCCTCAAACTTGCCAATCACCTCCATGCCATAGCGCTCCATGATGCCCTTGCCGGGAGCCTCCTTGGGGTACTCGGTAGCAAGGCGTCTGAGCACTGAGGCGTTCGGCCCCTTGCCGTACGGGTCAAGCTGGGAGGCAATGCCGAGACGCGCGGTCGAGACGATGCCAGCAAAGCGGGTATCCATCTCGACCAGATTGCGCAACCCGTCGACCTTGCCTAGAGCAGCGGCGACTCGCTTGCTGTCGATGACTGCGCCCCTCACCCCTGGCACAACCAACTCGGCAATGAGGTCTTCGATCTGATGCATTGTCGCCCGCATGGCAGTCGGGGTGAATGCCCCCTCGACAATGAGCGAGCGGGGAACCGTGGCGAGGCGTAGCTCCAAGTCAGCCATGGCCCGACGTAGCACACTGACCACCCGGTCTACTCCGACTTGGTTGGCATAGGTGAACGCTTGCTGACGATTGAGAATGGTCGCCCGAATGACACGCTCCTTGGCTTGCTCCGTGCGAACCGTGGCAGGGGTTGCCACCCCTCCCGGCTTCGCCGGCTTGCCGGCTCGTGTTCGGGGGCTAGGAGGCTTGGCAGGCTTGGCCGGGGGTTGGGGGGCCGGGGAGCCTGCCGAGCCTCTGGTGGGCCGCTTGGGGCCGGCCATGGGTTAGCCTCCGAAGCCTCCCCCGAACCCACCTTGGTCGGGGGGTGGCTCCTCGCCGGGGGCTTGCCCCTGCTCGGCCCCTGCCACCATCGCAATCATGGCGGCTCGCTTCGCCTTGAACTCGCTGACCATGAGGTTGCCGTCCGGGTCGGGCTCCCCGTTGGCGAGCAGCAACGGCCCGAGCCCTTGCGAAGCGCGAGCCTCGTTGACGGTGACGATGTTGGCGACGTCGGTGGCAGTCAGTGTCACGCTGACCTCCTTCGCTGGAGGGGGTGGGGCTTGGCCGGCTTCGTCGATGACGACTGGCTCCTCGCCAGTGACTTCCACCTTGGCCTCGCTTGCCTGGACCGGGGGTTGCTCTGTCTCAGTCTCTTGCTCCTCAGTCTCGTCCTCGTGCTCCATCGGCTCGACGGGTTGGCCGGGTTGCCCACCCATGCTGTCCATCAATGCCTTGCGCTTCTCGGCTTCGGCATCCTGTTCCTTGTAGAGTTCGTCGAGCATCTTCGACGGGTCGCGACTGATGAGCCCCGCGAGCAACTCCACCGCAGTCTTCTGCGACAGAACAGCCTTGCCCCCCGTGCCTTGTGTGAGTGTCGATACCGTCTTCTGCTGGTCATCCGCAGTCGGGCGGAAGTATGGCCCCCAACTGAGTTCGATGTAGCTCGACGTTCCCGGCGTATGCGGCTCCATGGTGACAGACTCTTCGTCAGTCTCCTCGCCGTCCTCGTCGAACACTGGCTCGACAATCACCTTCGGCTGGAGGTGGATGAAGCCAGTGACCTCCACCTCTTCGTCAGTGCCGTCCTCCCCGTTGCGTGTTTCGAGACGTGGCTTGTAGATGCGTTGGGCCACGACAAGCATCTGCCTCAGTAGCTCGCGCAGAGCTTTGCCATACTGGTCACGCAGTAGGTCGCACTTGGAGAGCATGGGGGCATAGACCATCTTGAGTGCCACGCTGCTCGTTCCTGCCGCCGCAACCTTGTCGGGGTCGGGAATGACACACTCCGTACTCTCCAACGTCTGCACGCGTAGCATCTGCATCAGTGAGATACCCGCCGTGATGCTGCTCCCCGCGAGTTCCATGTAGCTCGCGTCGCCCGTCTCGCCGGTCACTAGCGCGTTGTCGCTACCCTTGCGCACGAACGCCATCTCGACAAGCTCGGGGTCCATCTTGAGCTTCAGTGTCGGGTCGAGATTGAGTACCCCACCACGGGCGAGGATACTGACCAGGATGTCGAGCGTGTCCATCTGATCCCACACTCCGTCGCAGTCGGGCAACCCGTCCACGCCGTCAATGGGCGGGATGTTCTGCACGTAGACGAAGTGGCAGAAGCCGTCATTGTGGATGGTAGTCAGTTCCTCATCGACCTCCCACCTTGGCTCGTTGTTGCCTTCGACCTTGCACTCCTTGAACACCACGTCGGCAACCTCGGTCCAGTCCTGCCGATGCCACCATAGCTCACGCACGTAGGAACGCCTCTTTGCATCCCAATGGTCACGCTCGTAGCGGTACACCTCAGTGACATGCTTCGGGCGTAGCTTCGCCCTGTCTGCCCACTCGTGGACAATGATGCCCTTGCCGTTGTGGACTTCGACGTTGGGAACCCCGTTGTGATAGCACCACGACAGTCCCGCCGTGCCAACCGAGCCGCCGATGTTGCGGAGTTGGATCATCTTGGTCGGTAGTCCAGTCTCCTCGACTAGCGCGTTGAGGAACTCCTGCGCGTCAGTGTCCCCATTGACCACCACATCGGGCCAACGACTCTCACCGAACACCATGCTTGTGAAACTGAGCACGATGCGGCGACCGATGCGGTAGGGGGTAGACGGCTTGCGCGCTCTCAGAGGGACATACCACGTCGCACGCTCGGCGCTGATGAGCGGTTGGGAATACCCGCTACCGACAGCACGAGGAGCCATGAGCCGCCCGTCGAAGTCGTAGCGCTTGGCATCGTGTTGCTTGCACTCAAAGTATCGCTGCCAACGCTCCATCTCCTTCCACCGCACACTGTCCACGACGCGCGTTGCGCGGAAGTTAGATGCGTTGTCGCTGAAGCCATACCGGCTGAAGTCGGTAGTGACCTGCATGAAGGGGATGATGTCGGCTAGGGGCTCGTTCATTGATTGCCTCGTCTCGCCTTCTCCACGCGGTCTGCAAGGCTACCACGCAGAGGCTCTGGCTTGGGGTTGACATCGGGCTTGGTTGGGGCTTCCTCCCTCCACCTCATTGCCAACCCCTCGGGGGGAATGATGGGTTGGAGCGGAGCAGCGTTGTCCTCGTCAATGGCCGGGGTGGAGGGTGGGGGATAGGGCTCATTGCGCTGTCGCCATAGCTCGACCGCTATGGCGAACAACAGAAACGCCTTGTCCTTCAACCACGCAAACACGGCTCACCTCGCTACTTGCGCAACGGCAATCCACCGAACGGAGAAGCCCTTGGGGAAGGAGAAGTAGAAGTCAATCGCCGTGAAGCCGTGTTGTGCGGGGTTGACGGCGAACTCCCCCGTAAGCAGACACTCGCTCTCCACGGTACTCTCCCCTTCGCCCTTCACCGCAATACGTGTTGCGGTGTCGATGCCGATGGCTTGTGTGCCACTCGGGTGAAGCCGCACGAAGCCGTTGCCGCTCTGCACCGTACTCGGCACCGGAGTGACCCGCCCGCTGATTGCCCCTTCCGTGTCGAGCAGCATGGCCCACGAGATGGAACGTTGCCCGTCAATGTAGAAGATCGGCCCCCGCAGAACGTGGTTGGGGGAAGGTGGCAATTGCCCCTGATGCCCGTACTCGCGCCGAGCCCAATCGTGCAGAGTGTTGAGCCCATTGTCTGCCACGGGGAGGAGCACTCCGCCCCTCGTACGTAGCAGATGAGCGAACTCGGTATTGTGCTTCGTACCTACGAGTCGCACGTCAGCGGGATAGTGGATGAGAACGTAGTTCATGGGATCGCCTTTCGGTCGTGAGGGTGGCCTCCGCGCCTCAGTCTGGTGGGGGTAGGATACTCTGCCGGGGGGTGGGCCGCAATACGTGTTGCGGTTGGGGGTGGGACTAGAGCTTGGGGTTGAGCACTGCGACGGCTTGCGTGGCAATGAGCTTGCCATTCAATGTCACGTCGCGGACCTGGACAATGGTGGAGTCTGGGCCGCTCGCAAGGTCGACGCCAATCACCTGGACCTCTGCGAGAGAACCTGGCGTGCTCCGCCTTGCGTGGTTGTCATGTTGCCTCTGCTTCTTGCGCCGCTTGTCTCTACCTTTGCCCATTGAACACTCCTGTATGAATTGTCTCTTCCTCCGGGTCGTGGGCCAAGTCCTCACGACCGAGATAGTGAATGGCGAGTGCGCGAAACACGTAGTCAATGAGGCTCGTAGCCTTGTGGATCTTCTCGTGCCCCGTGACCAACCCGTTGGGCTCGAACCGAGTGAAGGTGAACATCTTTACGTAGGAGTCCAGCGGAATGCCATGCTGGAGCCCGAGACTGATACTCATTGCAAAGCAGTTCATCATCGCACGGAACGCCGAGCCTTGCTTGTGCATATCGAGGAATATCTCACCGAGGGTGCCATCCTCGTACTCACCCGTTCTGATGTAGAGCTTGTGGCCCCCGACCCGTGCTTCCTGGTTGAACCCCACTCGCCGCTTGGGGAGGCGGATGCGGTCGGGCACCTCCCCGAGCTTGCGAGTGCGCTTCTCCTCGACCGGAGCCGGCTTGCGCTTGCTGCTCATTGATACCTCCGTGCGGGGCAACCGTTGGGGAAGGAGGGGTGCTTGAGCATCCAGTGTGAGAGCGAGAGTCCAAGCTCGCGCTTGGTTGCAACACTCTCGCACCTCACAATCAATGCCCCGTGCTCGTCGGGTGTCTCGGGGACACTGAGCACCTTGTGCAGACCGTAAGGCTCAATGACCCATAGCTCTCCAGCCTTCGGCAATCCCCCTTCGCGGAACTCGTATGTCTCCTCAACCGTCATTCGCTTGCGTGCCATGTGGCCTCCTCTTGCGTTTCAGTTTCCGCCAGTCCTCTCGCTTGATACACCCGCATTGCATGCAACGGTATCCGCGAACTCCGCTCCTCGATGTATGCATGCCGTTCTGATACGTAAAGCCGCTCCCCCCGCAATGACCGCAACGGCCAACCTCATCGGGCTCCACGACATCCCCCCATGGCCCCGTCGATACGGGGCATTGATAAGCGTCATAGTGGCGCGTCGCGAGATGGCCCGAACGGCCACAAGCAAGGCAAGCATCGACAGATCGACGGGGCATTGAGCACCTCCTAACATGCTTGTTCAAAAGGGATGTCGTCGAAGTCCTCCGGGTCTGCGTTGCCGGCAATGACGGCTTCACGTTGCTCGGGTGTCAGCTTGGGGTACATCGCATCGAGCCACTCAATGTCAATGCGCTCGGGATGCCCGCACTTGCCTGAGCCATAGCGATGGGGGAAGTGGTATGCCTCGCAATTGCAGACTTGCTGGTTCGACTTGCGCTTGCGCATCCAACGGCAGAGTGGGCGACCGGGGCGACACCCCGGAACGTGGTATTCCTCGCCGCTTGATGTGCAACGACACTTCCGACTCACCCCCCATTGCCCCTAGACTTGGGGAATGTGTCATTCTCCTCCAACGTGCGAATTGACTTGCGCACATCGTCATCACTGAACACATCACCCGCGTGGAGGGGGCCATTGTCCTGGAAGCTAGCCTTCACCGCTTCGGCATGGGGGTAGAGGGGGCCGTTGCCGCTGCCGAGGCGGAGGATATGCATCTCACCCACCTTGCGCGCAACGTCGAAGAGGTCCAGCGAGCGGTGGGGAAGTAGCTTGCGGAGCACCTCAATGCCGTCGATGGTGAGCCCCACCCCCTCGCGCACCACGAGCACCTTCGCCTCCCCCTGGGAGTCGTTGACGAAGGTGGCATACAAGTCGTCATCGGGACTGAGCGCTTGGCCGACAAGGATGTACCATGCCGGCCCCTTCCAATAGTTCATGCCGGCGACGCGTACCACGCCATCCGCCTTGAGCGACTTGATGCGCGGGTGTTGGTACATTGCCTTCAGCTTCGTGTAGCGGAACCCGGTGAAGTCCTGCTCGATGTCATATCCCTCGATGGTAGTCCTCTCAGCCATTCTTGGGCCTCCTTCCCAGCTTGGGTTGAACCGTGCCGCGAGCCGCCGCTACGGTGTAGTCCACTTGCTTCTTGTCGCGGAAGTAGGGGTGGGAGTCGAGTGCCTCATTGGTAGCGTTCTCGATGTCCCGCGCAATGCGGTCCCGTTGCCCCTTGTGCAATGTGTCCTTGGACGAGTAACTGACCTGGAACGTTACGGTGTAGTGAACCACCGTATGCACCACATTCTTGTCGGTGGCCGGGGGCTCATTGCCACCGAGCATCTCCACCTTCACGTCTCCCAGGTTGGGCTCCCCGAGCAACTGAGCCGCTTTGCGATGCGCGTCGAAGTACGTATGAGCATGAACGATTGCCCCGGTTGGTTGATAGTGGCCGGCTTGATCGACGCGGTAGACCTTCCACTCAACGTCTCCAACGGGGGGTGCGAACTTGTCAGTCATTGGGCGTCTCCTTGATCTCGCCCGTGGCGAGGTCGACGTAGCCTACGTGAGAGAAGCGCCACCCGATGCCAAGGTGAGAGTCGGGCAAGCGCTCCGGGGCCGTCTCGCAAGTGCAACCCGGCCCCACCTTGAGGAAGCGCAGAGCGCCAAGGGTAGCGCTGTCGAGAGCGATGTTCTGGTATGCGGCCCAAGTCCCCCCGGCCTTGCGCATCTGGGCAAGTGCCTCGTCGGTGGGCAATACGTCAGCGAGCGGTCGGTGTGGTTTGCGTGGCATTGTGATCCTCCTGGTATGCGCCGCAATACGTGTTGCGGTCAGTGCCTAGTGGGTTATGCCGTGGGGAGCCGAATACGGGGTCGGGGAGGGAGGGGGGTGGCAAGGGGCCGGGGGTGGGGGTTGCGAGCCCGTGGTGAGGCTGCTAGGGCTCCTGGTCGCCATGTATGGGCCGGAGGTCGAACCCGCATTCGCAGAGCTTGAACACCCCCGAATAGTCCTCGGCATCATAGAGCCGCTTGCACCTTGCGCACGAGTACGCGGTCGCGTGCTTATCTCGCCCCTGGTAGTCGAGCCCGAGCTTGTCCTCCAGTCCCGCCGGGAGGAACGGGTCGAGCACTCGGGGGTTCCACGCTCGCGCCCAACATCGGCGCATGAACTCCCCCACGGGGAGCCCCTCGTGATAGCACCGGATGTAGAGGATGCGCCGGTCCAGGTCGCTCTCAAGTGCCACGTAGAGCTTGCACTCCCTCTCCTCCCAAACAACCACGCAAGGCACCATCGGCTCCGCGTACCCCACGGTCCACAAGCGCGAGGTGGCTGACGCCTCGGCATAGGCTCGGGGAGCCGTCTGAGTGTGGTAGTTGGACTCGTGTGCGGTGTGGAACTCCACCCATGGGGGGTCGGGGGGTGGGGTATCGACGTTCGCAACGAAGCGGATTGACGCCCATGTCGCCAAGGTATGCAAGCGCTTGGTCAGCATGTCGTGCCGCTCGTTGTGTTGAGTCTGCAACTCCTTCGCGCGGCGCTCGTAGGGCTCGATGACTACCGCGTAGAGGTCGGGATGCTTCGTCCTCACATGGCACGACAGCAACCCGGAGCCGGGGGAACGGATACCCGCCTTGCGGCACTCGACAGCAAGCTCCGCCTCGAACTGAGTATTGAGCTTGTTCCGCTCGAACACATAGCGCTCGTTCTCCGCCTTGCGTTCTTCCTCAGTCCGCACGAAGTGCTCACGCGGGTCGGTGGTTACTCGGTGTCTCATGGGTGGCCTCCTAGTCACGCCTTGTTCGGTGGGTTGAGAATGATGGACAACGCACGCAACGCGCTCGACGTTGCCACGCTGTCGGGGTCGGTCTTCTCGTACACGAAGTTCTGCCCATCCCATGCCACGATGGCGAAGTGCCAACGGGGGGCAATGACCCCTCGCATCATGCGGACCACGGAGCAGATGAATCCGTGCAAGTCCTCACTTCCCGCGTTCATTGTTATTCCTCCATTCACGCCGACGACGCTTCTCAATTGCATAGAGCCCGTTTGCCACCTCGCCGGCATCCATACCAGTCAGGTCGCAGAGCATTGCCATCCACGCACCGTCTGGCAAGTCTTCATCAACAACCTCCAGCGCTTGCTCTAGAGTCAACATACTTCCCTCCTTGGCTATCGGTGGTTATGCCGTGTTGACGTGCTCGCCGTCGTCCGTCGAGTGCCAGTGTTTGCGGGGGTGTCGGCACTCGACGAACTCAAGCAAGCAGAGGTTCGCCACGTCGACAAGCAACTCCAGGTTCCCCGTCTCCCGGTATTGCCTCAGTCTGCGTAGGCAAGAGGAGATGCGGTCGTAGGGTGGTTTGACCTGAGCGCCGATTGCCCCGTAGCGGTAGGCTCCCACGATGAGCCGGTTGCGCATCAGTCGCTCGAACGCGGGGGACCATTGCGCCGCATGGTCGAACTCATCAGTCTCGACCTCTGGCACCCCGGCGCTCCATCGCCAGAGGTTGCGCATGAAGTGGTCACGAGTCAGTTGCCTCATTCGGTGCCTCCATTGCCCTGTTATGCCGCAACACGTATTGCGGTGTCAGCGCGCCATGATGCCAGCCCGACCGGGACTCTTGCCCATGGCACCGAACGCGGCAATCTTGCGCCCCTGCTCCACTGCAAACCAGAGTGCCATCAGCGCGTCGTGTGTATGCTTGGAAGGCTGGTATTCGAGGCACCCCTCCACGAGTGACTCCACCATAGGGTCCATCGCCCCGTCCTCTTCGCAGGGTATCATCCACGCTCCGTTCATGAACTCGATAAAGATGCCCTCCACACCGAACTCCGGGTGGGCCTTGTTCCTCCCCGTGGTGTGAGGCACGATGCGTGTCCCCTTGTGCCGCTTGCGGGTGAACTGGAGGATGTAGTCCTGCGCCGCATTGTTCTCCACCCTGGCGACTGACTTGTATCGCCTGGTCTTGTCGAGGATCTTCTCAACGATAGTGGGGCCGTTCCACTGGCCGATCTCCACGTCGAGTATGCGGCGCACGCCATCGGGGCGGAACTCCACCGTAACGAATGCCGTGTTGTCGTTCTCCTCCCCTTCCTGTACCGCCAAGTCCACCCCGGTTGCGGTGTAGAAGGAGCCGTCGTAGCGGTCAGTCAGCTTGAGCCCCGGCACCTTGCACCGCTCGATCCACTCATCCTGGCAACGCTGGCTCTCCTTGTCGCTGCTCTGCTGTTCGTATAGCTGCATGAAGCGGCGAGGCGTATACCCGCGCTTCAGTTCCGCCCTGACAGCCTTGGTGAACTTCGTGGGCCAGAAGCTCAGTTCGTCGTGCTCGTCGAAGCCGCTCGGGTGCAAGGCGTCATTCGCGACAAGCCGGTATGGCCCCTCCACGTCCTTGGGGCCATGCACACTCGGGCGTATCAGCGGCGAGTCCCACTCAGTGTTGTAGAGGTAGACGTTGCCACTGAGGGTGATCTTGATTGCCGGCCACTTGCGCTTCTTGAGCAGTCGGTGTTGAGCGTCGTCGGGGTGGTGAGCAGTGTTGGTGACTACCACCCTCCCGCCCGTCAGGTCGATGCGGCTCAAGCACGTAGTCTCGATGAAGTCGTAGACCTTATCGCGTTGAGCCTTGGTCGCCGTGTTCTGACGGTCGAGGATGTCGTCAATCACCATCCACGAGAGTCGCGAACCCGGCAATGCGCCGTCGATGCCGACCGCAACCAAGGAGGGGTCGCGGATGGCCGGGGGGCGATTGACGGTGATGGCAGTCTGGGTCCACGGGTCGCCACGCCTGATGCTCGGCTGTAGCGACGGGAAGACGAAGCGCAACTCCTTGCTCGACTCGATGTAGTCCCGCACCATGGCAAGGGGCTTCTCCGCTTGCCCTTGCGTGGCAGAGACTACCGCTCCGCGCTCCGTGGCATTCTGGCCCAAGAGGAACAGAGTGATGATGCCCGTGCAGAAGGTCTTGCTCGCGCCGGGGGGCATGAACACAATGCACTTCGGATGGGCCTGAATGAAGTCGAACAGGAGTTGCTGATGCGGGAGGGCGTCAATGCGAGCTTTGGTATTCTCCTCCCGCGCCACGAAGTTGAAGAAGCCCTTGATGCTGGTCTTCGCGGCGGCGACCTTGCGGACGATGAGGGGTGTGAGACGGACCTCCCGCTGATGCCTCCTATCAGCGTCCATCTCCTCTGCGGCTTGCTCCGGTGTCAGAAGCCTCCGTGCCATTGCCACTCCACCGCAATACGTGTTGCGGTCAGTTACCCTTGCGCTTCACTACGATGCCCAGACGCTTTGCGAGGCTGTCCCCGCTCGGCTCGTCCTCCGCGACTACCGCGCTGAGGAATGACTTGAACGCGTCGCGCGTCTCCTTGCTCGTGAACTCCAGCGTGAGCTTGGGAACCCCCTTGGCCGGCAACGGCCCCCGGCCCCGCTCCGTGTCAGTGCTCATGTCGAGGTAGTCGGTGATCTCCGCCGCACTGAAGCCGGTTGCCGCGAGCGCGTCGATAGCCTTCAGTTGACGGTCCACGTCCTTCATGGCTTCGTCCACGTCGGCCATGGCTTGAGCGTGCAAGTCCTTCACCACACTGACCACCTTGTCGTAGTCCCAATTGCCGCTGATGCGATTGAGCGACAGGTTGACCGTCTTGCGTTGTCGGTCACTCAGCCCCTCGACGAAGATGGCCGGGATCTTCTCGGGGCGCTCCCACCCGAGCATCGCAGTGCCGTCCGGGTTGAGCGGGGCATACTCACCACTGAGGAGCATCAATGCGGCCCTCACCCTCTGGTGCCCACCGAGCAACTCGTTGTCCTCCTTGCACGCACTCACCGCATCCAAGAACCCGAACTCGGCAATGTTCTGGGCCAGTCGGTGAAGCTCTGGAAGGTCCATGTTACGGGGGTTGTAATCGGCCCCCTTGAGGCTTGAGGGTGGCACGTAGGCAACGGGGTAGACCTTGGGCCGCGAGGGCACCTTGGCCCCCTTGTGGGCCGGCTTCGGGGTGGTGACTGGTCGCCTCATTGGAATGCCTCCTTCAACGCTGCGAGCAAGGGCTCGCTCAAGAGATCCGCATACCCCGCTTCGCCCAAGGTGTGAGCCCCGGCCTCGGCCACGGGGAACCGCGCCTTGTGCGCTTGCCCGATGTCCGTCAGTCCGAGCCTCACGGCGTCTGCGTAGAAGTCCGAGTAGACCACGACCTTGCCGTACTCCACCAGACTGAAGTGCTCCTTCGTGCGCGTCATTACTCGCCAACGGTAGGGGATGCCGGAGTCATAGTGTGGCATCTTGGCCCAGAACTGCTCGGCCACAATGCCGAACACGCCAGTCGCAATGAGCATCCGGCACTCCGCCGGTATCACCTTGCGAACCGCCTTGTGGATGGGAGCGGGGTATGGCTTGTCTGCGGCGCATGGCACAACCACGCAAAGCTCACACCCCGGCAAGGTGGCCTCCCAGCGACGGAGGTTCTCCAAGTAACTGAGCACCTCGGGTCGGTGGAATGAGCCGTTGTTCGTTGTAATGAAGACTTGATTGCCAGACCGATGCGTATGGTTGCGCCAACGGATGCGCCATACGCAATCCGCCTGCCACAAGCAATCGCTCAGTTCAGGGCGCAACGTGCTCGCCATCTCCACAAGCTCGCGCTCCTGCCCTGTCGCCCGTGCCTTCTCCCAGAGTCCATGGGCATCAGTCATCAACACGTCAGTCGGGTGGAACACTTGCGGGGTCTGCACCTCCACTCCGTGGTAGAGCAGGAACGGCACCCAACTCCACGGGGGGTTCACGTACCTTGCCCCCTCCGGTGCCTCGACCGCTTCCTTGAGCGTGGCAATCCACCCCCCGTAGCGATCCTCGTACAGCAACCCGGCGTCCGCACTGAACACGATCTCACGTTTCATTCTGGTGTCTCCTCACTCGCTCTACGATGTAGCGGTAGCTCAGTATCGACAAGGTGCCAATCGCGGCACGCCACTGACGGCTTCGTGCGTGCCTCAGTTCCTTCAACTCCTTCATGCTGTAGGGGTAGCACGCATTCAGCAACTCAATCGCCTTCACATAGCTCCCCCGCTTGCTGGTCATATCGACCTCGATATGCGTGCAAGTGCGAGGGTCGAAGAGGCGGAAGCGGCCCCACCTTGCGCCGGCCATCCACGAGCTACTGTCCACCGAACTGAAGGGGAAGCGCCTCATGATGGGGTAGCTGGTGACGCCGAAGCCGTGGACGGTGTGGATGCCGTGTCGGGTAGTCGCCTTGTCGAACACCCCCGCAAGGAACTCCTCATAGTGCGTGCTATTGCTCCCGCCACCGACCAACCCACCGACAGCGAAGGTGTCATAGTCCTCGACAACCTGCTCCACCGTCTCCTCGCTTGCGTTGCTGTGAATGACGGGTAGGGGACGGAAGCCGCTACGCTCGATGACCCGTTGGTTGCGCCGGGTGAGGGCCGGGTTACGTACCACGTCGAGGTTCGCATAGGCGTAGATGCGGTCGCGCCCAAGGATGTCGAATGCCCCCTTCACCCATGCAAGGTAGTCACTGAGGCGTATGTTCGACTTCATTGTCCACGCACTGAATGCCCCGGAGTCGAGGAACCATGTGGGGTCCGCGTAGGGGGGCAGAGCGGCTTTGAGCCGCTTGAGGTGTTGGAGCGTGGGAAAGTAGAAGTAACTGACGAGGAGGTTGGGTTGCTCGAACAAGCCGAGCCGCTTCAACTCCACGAGGGGGATAGTGGCCCACTCCTGGTCGGGCACCACGAAGAACATGCGAGGCATGGGCCGGCCCTCTACCGCAATACGTGTTGCGGTTGAGCCGGGTCCGCAATGCCTGCCTCCGCGAACCCCTTGGCCCTCAGTACGCAAGCGGGGCAAGCTCCGCACCCCGGAACCTTGCCGTGGTAGCAAGTGACACTCTCCGCGAGTGCCTCCATGCAACCGTCGAGGGAGGCGGCGAGCTTCACCATCTCCGCCTTGGTCATGTGCATCAGTGGCGTGTCGAAGCAGATGCCATGCCCCTCGGGCAACCCGAGATTGATTGCCACCTCCAACGCGGCAATCGTCTCAAGTCGGCAGTCGGGATATCCGCTGTAGTCCGTCTGACACACTCCGGTGTAGACCTCCCATGCCCCCATGCTCACGGCCCACGACGCGGCGATGGTAAGGAACACGAGGTTGCGACCGGGGGTGAAGGTGGAGGGTAGGTTGCCCATTCCCCCCTCCGGGGCGACGGGGAGCTTGGGGTCGGTCAATGCCGAGGCGACAAGGGCTCCATACGGGCTCAGGTCCACGACCCTATGGGTTGCCACCCCGGCCATGCGGGCGATGAGCCTGGAGGCCGATAGCTCGCTCTGGTGGCGTTGCCCGTACGCGAAGGTGATAGCGTGGATGTGCGGGTGTCGGCGGCGAGCGTGGTAGAGGCATGTCGTGCTGTCCTGGCCCCCGCTCAATACCACCACGGCATCCGTGGACTCTCGTGTCTCTTTGGGTGTGTCAATCATTGCTGGCCTCCAAGTAGCATTCTGAGCACTTCAGCCTTGGCCGAGCCCTCGCGGAAGACGCCGAGCACCACGCTGGTCGTCATCACGCTCCCCGGCTTCTGCACCCCCCTCGCTTGCATGCATAGGTGTCCGGCTTGAACTACGACTGCCACCCCGAGGGGGTCAAGGTGGCGTTGCAAGTCATTGGCGATGTCGGTAGTCATGCGCTCCTGCAATTGAAGCCGACGCGCGTGCATCTGAACCAATCGCGCCATCTTGCTCAGTCCCACCACTCGCCCACCCTTCTGAGGCAGATACGCGACATGAGCCTTGCCGTGGAAGGGGAGCAGGTGATGCTCGCAAGTGGAGTAGAAGGGGATGTCGCTGAGGGCCACAATCTGGTCGAAGCCATCAGCGTCGAACGTGCGCTTGAGTATGTCCTCCGCCTTGCCCTCGTCGCCACTAAGCATCTCGGCCCATGCCTTGGCGACCCGCGTAGGGGTATCCCTCAGTCCCTCGCGCTCGGGGTCTTGGCCCAAGGCAATGAGGAGTTCGCGGACGGCGCGTTGTGCCCTAGTGTGGTCGATGCTCATGGCACCCCCATCAGCTTGTGGAGTTGGAGTGATACCTTCCACCCGATGTGCTTCAGTGCGAATTGCACGCAAGTGTCAAGGGATCGCAAGGCGTCGAGTTCGGAGTGAGTGCGCTTGTCGATGGGTTGGACATAGCGCTTGGCGGCGAGTGCCTCGTAGTCGAGCGGGTTTCGTACCACGTCGGGGTAGAGGCACTTGACTTCGCTGGCCTGAGTGAGCACGACGCGCTTGGGGGGCTTGGGGCTCAGTGTGACCCAATCCAAGCCGGGGGGAAGGTGGTTGCTCCCGTTCGTCTCAATGGCCGTCTCCCACCCCTCACGCTTGAACGCGGCAATCAGTTCCTCGTCGAGTTGCAAGGTGGGCTCGCCGCCCGTGAAGACAACGTACTTCCGGGGGCTCACCGCAATACGTGTTGCGGCGGAGTGGCAATGAGCGGGGATTGCCATGGCGCATCGGTCCCACTCGTACTGAGCAACACCGACCAGAGCGCCGACCCCCTTGTACCTTCCGCCATTGTGGCCGTCAGTGCCAACGAAGTCTGTGTCGCAGTAGAGGGCGCAACCACCCCGCTCCCTCGCCGCCTCCGCACGGTTCTCCTCCTTGCCGTCCCAGACGTCGCACCCTGCGAAGCGCACGAACACGCATGGGCGACCGGCATGGTAGCCCTCGCCCTGGAAGGAACCGAACACCTCTTTCACCGCATAGACACCCATCAGAGTTGCCCCTCATAGAATGCGGCGGAGCGCGGCGTCTCCCGTACCTCGACGCGAATGAGGTTGACCCCTTGGATGGGTGTCAATCGCTTGTCCCTCAGTCGCGCTTGGATTGCCTTGTAGAAGGTCTTGGAGAGTGTCTCAGCGGTAGTCGGGTCGGTGAATACCACCTTGCGCGAGCCCTCGCTCTCGACGAACTCAAGCAAGGCGGGGTCGGTGTCATCAACCAGGGTGGCGTGGTCGCAGGGGCCAACCACCGCTTTGAGTATCTCGTCGATTGAGACATAGTCAATGACCATTGCCTTGTCGTCGAGAGCGTTGGAGTGGAAGGTGGCGACTACGGTGTATCGGTGTCCGTGTAGGTTGCGGCACTTGCCCTCGTGCAAGGGCAAGCGATGCGCCGCGTCGAACTGATACTCTCGCGTGACTGTGAACATCCCGGCCTCCATGGTTATGCCTTCTTCCCTCCGTGCAAGTAGGGGCGCGAGGCGTTGTATTCGAGCTTGACCAGGATGGCGCGCTCGATGTCAAAGCCCAACTGACCCGCCGTGTCGAACGCGCGAATCACGATGTCTGCGAGTTCCTCCTCTGCGTTGGTGAGCGGTATGCCCTTGTCGCAGGGCTCGTCGAGCTTGCCGTTGCGGTATGCCTCCCAGAGTTCGCTCACCTCCCCGTGGAGGTTTGCCACCCAAGCGGGAGGGGTGTTGTTGACCTCGTGGAACCCCTTTGCTTCGGCTATCTGCCAGCAACGTTGAGCGATGTCCTTCAGTGCCATCATTCACCTCCACCCTTGTCGAACTCCTCAAACGGAATCTCCTCCACGGTAACGCGGTAGAACCGACGCTCCAGGTTGTGCTCGAACATCGGCTTGTCGATGTTGGTCAGTTCGACCGTGCCATTGACGCACGCCAACCTAAGAGAATGGTCGCCGCTGAAGAGATCCTTGGTTGTCCTGTAGGTTGTCATCAGTCGTGTCAGCTTGAACATGGTGTCACTCCGCCCAGGCTTGACCTCTCCGAATCGCTCCCATACCAACGGAGCCGTCCACGGTCACACCATTGTGAGCCGGGAGGTTAGCCTCCTAACCCACTTATGCCGTTCATGGCTTCAGACAATTAGGAGAAAACCAAAGTCGCTCCCTGGTTTTATTCGCATTGACGTATGAACCACCATTCTTCATTCCACCGCGTGCTTTCCAACACACCGTTTCCCAATTATTCGGCGGGTCAAACATACCTTCGTATCCAGCGAAACATATCCGCATAGTTGGTTTATCCCCATACTCCAAACACCAATCACCCACGTCCTTGTAGAGTTGCATATCATCTACGGCGTACAATCGGGAACGCGTGTTATCGTAAGGTGGGTCGAGAAACACTCCTATTGGTGATGCACGATAAAGAGCAGATGCCGTCAGTAACCTATACCATTCACCACACAATACCCGAGTTTGCTTCAGACGTTGTTTTAGATGCAACAACAACGCTAGATTCGATTCAACAATAACGCCTTGTCGAGCAGACAAGTGCGGTCGCTTTCTGGAAGTTGACTTCCCAATCTTCACAGCATCACACCATCCACTTCCCAACCAAACAGACTGACCCCACACCCACCACCCCGCCATCTTCGCGTCATACCACTCTGGGTCAGCAATCAGCATCTTAGTCAACCACGCTCTAGCGCGTACAAGAGCTTCATGCCTTGCATGCATGTCAATCTCGCTTACGGGCCAATCGGCGTGCTCTGCAACTTCCTCAGCGGCATACTTCGTTGCACGCCAGAAGTTAGAGACGAACCCATCTAGGTCGTTGATAGTCTCCCACGGGGGAGGTGATGGATTGGCAAGTAGCACGGCCCCCGAGCCAAAGAACGGCTCGATGTAGTGCTTGACCTCTCCGAATCGCTCCCATACCAGTGAGGCAATCTTGTCCTTCTTACCGAAGTACGGGAAAGGAGGGTTGAGCGCAGGTTGGTTCACAAGACGGCGCATAGGTGTCACTCCGGCCGCAATACGTGTTGCGGTCACTGAATGGTGTGGCCCTCAGTGTCGAATACACTGTCAGGGTCCATACCGCGCTCGAACATAGCAGCCTTTCGCTCAAGCTCCTTCTGCTCTAGCTCTAGCGCGTCTAGTTCCTCGTCACTGAGGTTTGAGATGTAGTCCGCGAGGGCTTGTCGGGCAACGAACTCCACATTGACTTGCACGGGCTCCAGCGTGCCTTGTATCTGCGCAAGCAACCGCTCAAGGCTGGAGACTGCTCCCCATGCCCTGTCCTTGCGTGCTTCGCTGATGTGCCCTTGGATGCGGCGCATTGCGCTGGACTTGTACGTGCGCCTCTGTTCGTCATCCTCCTCAGTCCACCGTCTGCGTATGTGCTTGATGTCATCCTTGATGGTGGCTTCGGCCTTATCGAACTGGCGACTGACGACATCAATGACCACTTGGTCCGCTACGCCGTCGAGCATCATCCGCTCCACGACCAGTGTGCGGTTGAGCTTGCTGATGACGTGGGGATTGCGCGCTAGGTTGGGGTCTGGTGGACGTGCGCGGAAGCGGCGCTCTGCCTCATCCGCGTCCGGGGAGGTGGGGGGGAATTGGTCGTCAGTGTGGTGTGGTGTCCGTGCCATTGGACTGAGCAGTATGGCTCACGGAGGGGGGTGGGGGCAAGGGGGTTGTGCGAATTGCAACTGATAGGGGCGGGTTCAGATGAGTTGGACCTCGCCCTCCTGCAATGCTTCCTCCATGCCCATGCATGTGAGTTGCTGGCAATCGGGGCAGAGGTACTCTCGCGCATCCGGCTCGGTGTCACCAAGGCGGGTGATCTCCTGGCACTCGGTGCAGAAGCCGTCTTGCTGGTCTACGTGGTAGCGGTACTCCTCTTCGCTGAGTTGGATGCTCATGGCTTCGGCCACCCGTAATGACGCCTTGCCTTGTCGGTGAGTGTCTCGTCCTCGATGGAGTCGAACTCTTGCACAAGGAGCTTGAGCACGTCGTAGAGCTTGGAGGGAGTGTCGAGGCCCATTGCCTTGTCGAGCCGTGGTATGAGCGCTTGGATGTAGTCGATTGCCTCGACCGCGCGATTGAGCATCTCGGGCTTGTCGGGGTTGGAGGCTACGTGGCTCGCCGCCTCCACGATGCGGTCGGTGCAGAGGCGGATGAGGGTGTAGAGGATGAGGCGCTGAGTACGTTCTTTCTTCTCGTTGCCAGTGTTCTCGGTGTCAGTCGGCATGGTAGTCAGTTCTTTCAGGTGTGAATGTATCCGTCGAGTTCGACGCCGTGATACATGCCATTGCGGATGAAGTAGTAACACCCGTTCATCCCGTCCCACTCCACGCTAGGGGGCATGGGGAGAACGCTCTCCTCGCCAGTGATGGTGTCGCGCACCTTGCTCGGGTGTTGCTTGGCCCAACGGACGAGGGAGTCTCTGACCGCTTGCGGTATGGTGTCTGGCTGCTTCATGTCTCCTCCACTTCTTCCCACTCAATGCTCAGTATGCCGTCGAGCATGGTCCACCGTAGGTTCGTCGCGTCCTTGGCGGGATAGGTGTCAATCTCGACGGTGCCGCGACCGTACGCGCCCTCAAGCAACTCGGCCATGTCCTTGAGTGTGAGTTGCACCTCAAACCGGCGCTCGGTCTTCGATTGCTTCAACACGCGTGCCATCACCGCACCTCGTAGGTTGACTCCGCGATGTCGTCCTCGTCGACCGCTTCGGCTTCCTGCATGAGTGTCTCCCACTCGGCCAAGGTGAGAGTCGGGTCGACCTCCTGCGCGAGTGTCACGATGTCCATGTAGAGCAACCCTTGCGCTCGCATGGTATCGACGAGTTGGCCGAGCCGGTTGGCGTTGCGGGGGTGCTTCAATGCCTTCTCCAACTCCGCCCGCATCATGCCCTCGCCCCGCGTTGCGTAGGAGTGCTCCGCACCATTCCACGCGCCGACCAGCTTGGGGCTCATTGCGGTGTAGTTCACGGGGCCGTCTTTGATGGTGACGGTCCACGTTCCCGCGCGGAACTGGATGGAGACGGCAGAGACGTTGTTCTGCGCCCTCCACTGTTCGATAGCGCCGAGCGTGGTGTCCTCACCACTGATGGTCAGGGTGCCGTTCTCTGTCGTGCCCATGGATACCTCTTTCTGTGCAATGCGATGCACTTCTTGCACGTAACCTGATTGATGTCTCCAGTAGTCGGTAGAGCGGACTTCTCCAAGTCGAGCAACGGTGCGTTGCTGTAGCACTCGGGGAACGCCATACCGGCATTCACGTAGAGCCTGATTGAACGGTAGTGGATTGCAGGTTCGCGGGGCATTACTCCCCCTCCTTGTGCCACTCAGGCAACCCCGGCCCCAAGAGGGCGTCATGGGCCGCTTTGAGCTTCTCGTACTCTGCCTTCCAGAACTCCGCCTTGTCGGCGTGCATCTGGGCCAGTATCCACCACGACTTGGCCGTTGCGCGCTCCGCCTCAGCGTTGCCGAGCGGGATGTCGGCGAATGCCCTGTTCGCATCCTCGATGAGCTTGTTCGTCATTCCTCTCCCTCCAGCATGCCAAGCGCAAGCTCGGCAATTTCGTCGATGGCGTCGTGGTTCGGTGGACTCGTGTCCGTGCTCCCCTGCCATTGCCGGTCGGCGCACACCGAGTGATAGAACCCCTTGCCAAGCGAGGGGGCCGAGATGACCGGGTCGGCAGACGTGGCGCGGATCGTGGTGCCACACCGAGCACAGATGTGGATGCCGATGTTGGGTCTGCGTGCCATTGTGGCTCCTTGCACCGCAATACGTGTTGCGGCTCATTGGGGTTATGCCGTGAACGGGCGATTGCCGGCCCATGCTAGCGGTCTGGTGGGTTCGGGGGCCGGGTCGGGGTGGTTGGGGCCGTTGCCGGGGGGCGACCCCGTGGTGAGGCTGCTAGGGCGGATGGGCGGGGAGGGCTAGGGAGCCCGTGGGAGGCTCGGGGGTGGCAGGGGTGGCAAGGGGCCGGGGGTAGGGGTTGCGAGCCTCTGGTGGGGCCATTGCGAGCCCCCATGATGCCGTTGCTAGCCCCTGCTCCCCTTGCGCTTGCGCTTGCGGGTGATTGGGCGGAGAAGCTCCTCTTTGAGTAGCTCCTGCTTCCGTAGCTCTTGGAAGTAGGCAATCGCCGCCTCGTATGCGGCGACCCGCGTGCTCGCACTCGACGAGATGGCGATGATGAGGTTGCCCTGCTCGCCCTCAAAGCGGGAGTCAGGGTCGTCCTCAAAGCGAGGGCTCACGACTGCGCCATAGGCGACTGAGCCCCGCTCGTCCACAAGCCGCATCTCGCTCATCACGTACTCGATAGGCTCTCTCACAACGAGCTTCCTCATGTACCACCTCCCTTCGGCAACGGGTCCAACGGGATTGCCCCCATCTCGATGAGGAAGCCATAGGGCAACACCCATTGACACGTCGGCTGCGACTCCAACGCGACCATCGGGCACTGAGGGTGATTGTCCTGTATGACTACCACCCCGGTCCCCGGTATCTTCCACCTCGCGCCGGCATGCTTGGCGAGATCGACAAGCCGCTTGCGAGCCACGACATCACCCCGCTTCGGGTTCGTCGTCAGGACGCTTCTTCGGGCGGTCCTTGGTTGCTTGCGTGATGGCGTCGAAGAACGGAATAGCGCAAGCCGCGACCTCGGGGCTGTAGCTGAGTCCCTGCGATGGGTTCTTGGTCACTTCGACGAGAAGGTTCCAGTCCGCTTCGTCGATGACGATGTAGTCAGTTCCGTCGCCCTTCGCCTCCCGCAATGCTTGGGCGATGTTCGCCGCCGCATTGACACCATCCATGGTGTTGCCGAACTTGGGGTCACGGAGCCTGCCGTGAATGAACGCCTCAAACTCCAACGTTGCTTGCTCCTTGGTCCCTTCCTTGTAGAACGGGCTCCCGTCGAAGCGAGTGAGATTGATGGCTTCTGGTGTCTTGACGTAACGCATTGTTCACCTCTGTTGTGCAGACGTGGTTGTCCCTGCCGCAACACGTATTGCGGCAGGGTTGGGGATACTAGCAGATAGGGTTATGCCGCAGAAGGGGGGAAGTGACTAGGCAACGATGCCGACCGTCGAAGTCGCGCGTACGCCGACAGTCCAGTTCGTTTGCGTCGCAGTGTTGCTCTTGACCTCGACCTTGAAGGTGCCATTCGTGGTGTCGGCAGTAACGCGGAAGTCCGTATTGGCACCGATGTTGTTGAACAGCGTTTCCTTGATGGTGTTCTCGACCACGACTGACGCAACGCCATTGTCGCGCGTGATGACAGCCTTGTACTTGTACGCCGCAACGACGTTGTTCACGCGAGCAGAAACGATGATGTCGGCAACCACGACTTGGTTGTCCACCATCTCGAACCGACGCGTTCCCGTCTGGTAGATCTCTGTCCACGTGTTCGCCGCCGTCGTCGAACCCAAGTAGATGGCAACATGGTGAACGTAGGTAGTCGACGAACCAAGGTATTGCTGAATCGGGGCTCCCGCGTGAATGTTGTACCCGTAGGTCGCAGCGAGATGAACCGTGCCGTCGATTCCCGACGTCCCTCCTTCTCCCGCTTCAAGGTACAAGTCACCACCGTTGTTCGCCGCACCATTCCCGGCTCCCGCGCCAATGCGAAGGACGTCACCATTGCCAGCCGAGGTCGGGGCCGCGACCAGAATCCAATGCGACGTATCACCGTCCATCACGATGGTGTTGCCGTCAGCGCCAGTGATGAGCCGGTTGCTCGTGTTGGCTTGAAGTTGGTACTCGACAGAAGACGTTCCGCCAACTTCAACACGTGTCGTCCACTGGTCACCAATGATGACGTCACCGTTGGTTCCACTCAACGACAATCCACCTCGTAGGTAGACATGACCGCCGTTGCCAGAATCGCCCACCCCACCACGAACAATCACGTCTCCGCCGAGAGCGGCCCCAAGTCCCGTTCCGCCTCTGAGGACGAGTTCACCACCTTGCCCTCCTGTTACACCGCTCCCGCCTTGACCGGCTTGCACCGTAATTCCGCCTCCTTGTCCCCCCGTACCATTGTTGGAGAACCCTCCGTCGCCTCCTCGGAGTTCAGCCCATCCTCCAGCGCCGCCTCCAGCGCCACCAGAGGTCGTGTCGTTGCCTCCTGTCGCAGCCAGAAGTGACAGGTCGCCGCCTCCTCCACCCTTGTTCGTGTTGGTCCCGCTGACCGTTCCGCCATTGCCACCATGCACGGTTGCGCGACCCCCGTTACCGGCTTTTCCGGTCGGGGCGGGTGCTCCCGCCGCTCCAGCGTTCAGTGCGATGTCACCGCCATTGTACTGACCTCCATCGCCCCCGGTTTGCGCTTCGACAGTGAGGTCATTGCCAGAAGACGCCGAAGCGGTTGGCATCGTGATAGTACGGTCAGCGTCACCGGGAAGGGTGATGTCGCTGACCGTGGTCCATGCCGAGCCTCCCGCGTTGCCTTCGAGATGCCCGTACGCGATGGGGGAAGGCAAGACGGTCCCGCTGCTGATTGCGGCCCAAGTCCCGGCCCCATCGCTGCAAACCTCAACGGCGTTCGTGGCTGAGTTGTAGCGCAAACCGGGACCATTCACCGTCGTTGGGTTGGTATGGTCCGTCGAGACGAACAACAACGTTGGATTCGCCATAGTGCTCAAGCCCAACCGAGCCGCACCATGGGCTCCCGTGCCTTGTCCGGTTGCGGGGCGAATCTCGATGTGACCGCCGTCCGAATTGCCGGTTCCGCCGCTTCCGCCGTACCCCGCAATTAGATAGACCCACCCCCCATCACCGGGAGCTTGCGCACCAGAACCGGCTCCACCCGAACCGGCCCAGATGGTGATGCTTCCACCGCCTCCTCCTGGGAAGGTGCCAGTGGAAGCTCCACCCCAAGTCGCTTGCAACTCCAGGTCGCCACCGTCCGCTTCGCTTCCCGCCTCACCCGCGAACAGCCGAATGTCGGTTCCTCCACTCCCGGCAGGAGAATCCTCGCAAGTAATCATGGTGGAACCGTCGCAACTGTCCGTGAACACAAGGCCAGTGACGATTCGGGTGCCACCCCCTGGAGCGGTCGAGCTTGAGTCGAACGAGACATTGACGTACTCGACATCAAGGGGGTTGTAGAACCGCACAGTCCCCTTCGTGCCGCTTGCCGAATGACCACCATAGATGAAGACGTCGCCGCCATCGCCGGTCGTACCGGCATCACCACCACTCAGCGCGACTGCCGCGCCATTGCCGGTCGTGGAAGATCCACCCTTGAGTTGAGCCTCCCCACCATGAGCCCCACCGAAGACTCCGGGGCCACCCAAGAGATTGAGCACGCCACCCTGACCCCCGGCAACGTTGGTATTCGCTCCACCAGTGATGGTGACTGTACCACCCTGATTCCCTGCTCCGGTGGATGCCGCTCCAGCGATGCCGAGAACGCTTGCGCTGGAGTCTGCCGCTCCCTCTTGCCCGTACGAATACGAGCCCGTTGGGAGCTTGTGGTCCGCGACTGCCACCCAAGCCGCTCCATTCCACTCCAAGTGCTGATAGGCCAACGTGCCATTCGGCACCGTTCCGGTCGGAGTGCTGAAGACGTAGCCTGTCGCCGTGCCATTGACGGTGAGTACCTGACCCGCCGTCCCGATGCCGAGACGTTGAATGGCACTCGCCCCGCGCACGATGAGGTCGCCTTGCGTGGTTGTCGGGTCCACGAGGTCGCCCATTCGCTTCATGGTGCCGACGATGCCGTGGGTCCAGTAGCCCTCACTCTCGTCCCAGAGGAGTTGCGCGTTGGGAACCACTCCCCCGCGTTGCACGATGAGCCCCGCATCGAGCGTCGGAGGGTCTGCTTGGTTGCGGGCGACCTCGATGGTCGGATCTTCGACACTGAGGGTCGTTGTGTCGATGATGGTCTGGGTACCATTGACGGTGAGGTCGCCGTCGAGGATGAGGGAGTTTGCCCTCAAGTCGGCGAAGTCGTCGTCGGCGTTGTTCCTGATGTGAACTGCGCCGGTAACATGCTTCACCCGAGGGCCGCTTGCACCGTAGATGAGCGCATCCTGCGCCATATAGGTTCCGCCGCCCATAGTAGTCTCGTCGATCCTGGGAGCCTCAATGCCCTCCAAGAACGCGGGTCCGTTTGAACCAGTGTAGTCGATATTGACGCTCATCTTTTACTCCTCAGATCACGATGCTGTTTTCAACGAACGCGAGTTGCGCTGACCAGTGCAATGTTGAGCCGAGCCCCGTGGCGAGCAACTGAATGTCGCCCCCCGTTGCTCCGTAGTTGAAGTCGACCGCTAGCTCATTCGCTAGCACCTCTTTCACTTGGTTGATGAGGGTGGCATTGCCGAAGCCGTCTCTGCGCCATGCCCCCATGATGCGCCAAGCCGCAATGAGGGTTCCACCGTTGTTCTTGCAGACCACCATGCTCTCGCACATGAGCACGGTATTCGGCCCCGACAACGACTTGCGCGAACCGGGGACTCCGCCGATGTATATCTCAGTCGGGCCAACCACCCCGGTTGAACCAGTGTAGAGCAATTGATTGCTCGGCCCTCCCCCGGAAGGGGTGTAGTCGAGTTGACCTCCCCCGGCATCCACCGCTGTCCCGCCGAGGAAGTTGATTGTCTTGAACGGCTGAGAACCAACGGGAGCCCCGGAGAGCTTGACCAAGAAGCCGAAGCCTTGCTTGGCAATGACGCGGAAGAACTGATTGACCTCGTATGCCCATCCGCGCGTATTCACCCCCGAGCCGGGACTGGACTTGACGTTGAAGTCGAGCCGCTCCCCCCATGCCGGGATTCGCACCTTCTGCCCGTCGCCTACCACCCATGTCGGCAAGTCAATCTGCACCCCTGCTCCGACGTAGGCGATGTGATCGTCAGTCGGCCCCCCATTGACGATGAGTTGGATGCGATAGGTGCCTTCGATGTCGGGGGTGAATTGGGTGGATGGCCCCGAGCCGCTGCTCAGTACCGCTGCCGACCCATCGGGCTTGTCGAGCAATTGCCACGCACGGGTCGGGCCGGGGCCGGCGTCACTGACGACGACCGGAAAGCCGAGAACGAGGTCGTCTCGGCTCTGGCCGGGGACGCCGGGGGGCAGAGCCCCTTGATTGATGGTGGGGAGTGCGACTGGAGGCATGGCGGGACTATATCAGGCCGGGGCAAGCCGCTCAAGGCGAGCTTCCGCCGCAATACGTGTTGCGGTGGTTGGGGCCACATAGTCGGCCCATAACGGGCTCGGGGGTAGCATGGGGGCCGGGGGCAAGGGGGCAACCCCGTCGAGCCTCCCTGGAGGCTGCTAGACCCCCTCAAAAGGGGAACCCCGCGAGGGTGGGGGGGCTTACTCCGTCGCGGGGTTCACAGCGAGAATCTCTCCTCGCTGAGCAGGTTGGGTTGAGCCCCTTGTCCTTTAGGGGCTAGGGGCTCATTCTCGGTCCCACCGAGGCCAGGGGACCATGTTCTCGGTCCCACCGAGGCCAGGGGACCATGTTCTCAGACCCACCGAGGCTAAGGGTCCATGAAGGCGAGTCTACTCAACTGCGCCCGAGTGTCAAGCGTGGTTGAGTATGTAGCAGAATGGGATGGTGTTCTTGCGTCGCAACGCTGCAATGTGGGCTCGGCTGTACTCACCCCTCAATCCAGTCTGCTTGTGCCGAACGTAGAAGTGAACACGGTCTGGCGTGCAAGCGCTGTCGAGCGACGTATTCTCTGGCACTCCGTTCTGCCGTGGACGAGTGAGTTGGGCGATGATGTTGAGTAGCTTGCCGAAGCGAATACCATCCCCGGCTTCGCGTTGTTCCACCCAACCGCTCACAACCGTTGGCACATAGAACACGTCGTCTCGTGGCTGAGCATCGAACTTCCCAACCACGACAGCATCATAGTTGGCGAGCGTGACCTCCAAGCCAAACACCATCGCAGCCTTCGTGATGCCATAGGGCTTGATGTGGAATGCCACCTTGGTCGGAGCGCTTGCATCCCGAACGGGATACGCAACCATCATCTCCCGCCCTTCCCAACCTTCGCCAAAGACCGCTTCGAGTCCCAGCGTGGCATCAGGGGGGTTAGTGACCGTCAACGTCACACCATCAGGGGTTCGGTAGATGAACGCCGGTTCGCGCCCCGGATAGAACTCGAACTCGCTTCCAGCGGGGCACGGTTCCCACGCGAGGGTCACTGTGTTGTAGACGTATCGCCCAGTCCCCGGCGAAGGGTTGATGATGATTCGCCCCGTTTGGACGGGAAAGCGATACAGCGACCTCTTGTTGTTCGCCATCCAGCAAACACGCCTCTCCGACGTAGCGGGAACCGCTCCGAAGAAGTATTGCACGAGGCGAAGGTCGAGGTTGGTTCCGTGGTAGCTGGCGAACTCGTCGCAGTATCCCGCGCGAGGGGGCAATCCGGGGCGACCGAAGCCATTGCTTCCAATGTAACAATCCCGACCTCTGAATGACCCGTAGAGCCCGTTCCACGCGTTGATGCGGGTAGCATTCAGTGCGGGGTTGATGACCTCGTAGACGTGCAGAACGGGGTCGGAATTGTATCGGCCACCTGACACCGGAACGACCGTGGGAAGCCAGAGCATGAGTTCTGCTTTGGTCATGTGTGCTCGACGCCCGAGAACGGCTCCGGTCCAGCGGTCAGTGACCTCGACGAATGCGAGCTTGAACGCTTCATCCCACAAGGTTCCGAACTCAGCCGTGCGGCGTCCGTATTGGAACACGTCATTGGCGACCGAAACGCCGCTGATGAGCAAGTGCAGACTCCGCACCTTGGCGAAGTCGTAGCCTTGTTTGCGATTCCACGTTGCTGTCGCTTGCGACCACTCCCAGACACGTAGAAGGTCGTCGACGTGCAATTGACCATCGACGGTCGCGGTCGGGGGTTGTGCAACCCCCCAATCATAGGGGCTTGCCATGACTACCCTCCAATCGCCGCGTTGGCTTCGGCTTGGGTTGCGTAGACCTTGGACTCGACGACGAAGAAGTCCTTCCCGTTGTCGAGCTTCCCCGCGTAACGCACTTGACAATTCCCGTCGCACTTCATCGCAACGACGCGGGAGATTGTGAACGAATGCACGACGTCAATCCTTTGCCCCGTCGCTTCGCGCCGTCCCCCACAAGCAGGACAGGTGAACTCGGTTCCTCCGATTGTCACCTTGCCTGTTGACGAACAGATTGCGCACGTGACCGGCATCGTTTCCTTCTCGTTGACTACGACGTAGGTGACATCCCCAATTGCGTACTTCGTTGTGATATCCATGTTCTACACCTCGACCCATGAGCTATCCCAGATGTAGAGCCGCTTCAGGTCCGTGTCGTAGACGGGACGGCCCACGAATGGGGATGGGAGTGCGATTCGTTGTGCGGTTGTGAGTGCCAAGACACCGGGTTGGTCATCGAGCGTATCCGCCACCTTCTGCGCGGTATTGTCTGCCGCTGTCAGCGCCTTGTCGAAGTTCGTAGTGTCGAGTGACACGTTCGCAGCCGCGATTGGCAACGTTGCAACAGACACCCACTCATAACCAAGAACCCCTGCATTCCACGAGATGACCTGACCCCCCGATGGAACGTTGATAGTCTCGATTCCCCCGGCTGGAATCGGCAACGTCGCGGCGGTCACCCACTCGTACGCAAGCAACGTCGCATTCCACGAAAGGACTTGGCCGTCAAGTGGAGCGTTCACCGTCTCGATGCTGTCGACGACAGCGGCTTTGAACGACGCCTCCTTTACGGCATCACTTCGACCATCCCGTTGCAACGAGCGAATCTTCTCGGCTCTTGCTTCCACCGTCGGGTTCGGCAACCTGACCAAGACGGCTCCCGCCCTTCGCAGCGAATCGATATCGTATTGAGACGAATCAACCACACTTGCGAGTTGAAGTTGCTGGCTGTGAAACGTGACGTTATTGCCCAGAATGTATTGCGTCATCAGCGGGCTCCGTAGGTAGAATTGAGATGGAGTGTATCAACGGGGGGATTGGGCATCAAGTGCCGAAGGCGAGGATGGTAGTTCGCGCCGCTTCGTGCGCCTCTTGGGGGGTGGAGTAGAGAAGGGAGGGCTCCTCTTGCAGAGTGAGGAGTAGCTTGGGGAATGTGCCGTCTTCGGTGGGCTCCGCCGCATGGCCGACATGGGAGAAGGCTCGCCACGTCCAGAGCCCTAGCTCCAAGTCGCGCTCGACTACCACGTTGAAAGCATTGCCACCTTCAACCTCAATGCGATACGCGTAGGCAAGAGTCTGCCCCCCTGGTTCTGCCGGGGGGTTCCCCTGCCGCTTGAGCTTCACTACCTCTCCCATGCCTCCACCTCAATCTGGGTGATGAGAGAGGATAGCGTATGGACTGAGGTTGACAAGTCTCGCGTATCAAGGACGCCGGGGAGCTTGGAGAGCAATGCCTTAGAAGCGTCCACCATCTGCTTCAGTTGCGCGGTTCTGTGGTCGAGTATCTTCTCGAAGCTCCGCTCCGGGGCATTGGACTCAATCTCGTGTAGCTCGACGAGGGTGGTCTGCGCCGGGAGGATGAAGAGGTCCGAGTACCCTGCATCGTTGAGGGCGTTCCGCATGGGGCCGAGTACCGCCTCAAGGTTGCCGTTGCACTCATTCCACAACCGCATCATCTCGGCGGTAGGGACGGCAATGGCGGCGAGCTTTCCAACGCATTGTGCGCGGTAGGAGCGCTTCGCCGTGACAACCCGTTCCCCATGGCCCAGAGCCGTCAGTCTGTAGCGCCTCATTCCCCGTCCTCCGCCTCGCTGTCGGCGTATGCATTGAGCCCCGAGACAAGCAACTCCCGCGCAACCCTTGCCACCTTGCCTCCGGTATCGAGCAACTCCCGCCCTCGCTTGTCTTCCGGCAACGTCTGCAACCACCCTTTCACGTACCCGAAGGAGTAGTCGCCGGCCTCCAAGCCAATCGCGCTCCCAACGACATAGGCGCTCGACTCCGCCTCGACCTCTTGGAGCCCCTTGGCCGGGAGGGTGGTTTGTGCGGTATGCCCGAGCAAGGCGTGAGCCGCCTCGTGGAGCAGGATACGGAGCCGCATAGGCTCGTCGAGGGCCACCCCCTCCCGCGTACGCGTTCCGACCACAATGAGCCTCCTGTCGGGCGACCAGAAGCCTTGGACGGCCATGTCCACGGGGTCGGTGAGAGCGAGGGGCCGCACCTCGACGGTGATGCCCTTGCGGTCGCGCAAGTAGGCAATGAGCCGCTCCGCGTACTCAACCGCAATGCCGCTGTCGCCGCCGACGTGCCGGGGGTGTTGCCGCTCCCAGGTTCCCTCCCCCTCAGTCTGGGTTACGTCGTAGACCCAACGGATGCGGAAGAACCGGACCCGGCGCTCCGTCTCGTCCTCGTCGTCAGTCTCGGCCTTGATGCGCTTCAGCATGGGAACGAAGATCGGCAGACCATTGCGGCGCATCTCGTCTCGGATGGTGCGGTTGCGCTTGGCCCACCGAGTACGCGGGGCGACTACAGTGATGTCGCCATCGACCACGCCGCTCCGCTTCAGTTCCTCCCAATGAGCCACAATGAGGCAAGTGTTGAGGAACGAATACTCGATGAAGTCGGTCTGCCGCACGAGCATCGACTTCCACGTATCGAGGTCGGTGTCATTGACCCCTTGCACCAGAGCGTCGAACAGGTCGCGGCTCCGGTTCTTCCACTCCTCCTTCTTGGCCTCGCTTGGCCCCCGCTTGGCCTTGCGTTGTTTGGTCGGCTTGCGCCTCTGTGTTGCCGCTTCAACCCTTCTCATCAGTGGCCTCCTTGAGTGTGTATCCGTGCAAGTGTACGAGGGCGAACTTCTGGATATGCCGCCGAGCATTGCCACTCGTGCAAGTCGACTTCCAGACTGCGCCGCAATACTTGCACTCGCATTCGATGCGTTGCTCCTCGGGCATTCCCATGTAGAACGAGCGTGGCTCGTGCTTGGCTTTGATGTGCGGCGGAGCCCACCTCGGCACCCATTCAGTCCAGACTTTGATGGTCATTGGTCGTCCTCAAAGAAGAGGAGATTCTCAATCTCCTCGTGGGTGAAGGATGCCTCGATGTTCGCCGCTTGGGAAGCCGTCACGGCCCCCATAGCAGCCTCGGTGATGCGGGTGGCGATTGCCTGGATGGCGGCGAGCATCTCCCGCGTATCGCCCTCCGCCTTCTTGTTGAGGATTGCCTTGTTCAATGCGCCGTGGAGGGCTTGTTCCAGAGTGCCATAGTAACCGAGCGCCTTCTGCGTCCATGCCCCCGCATTGTCGCCCTTCTTGCGCTTGTAGCGCTTCATCAGTTCAAAGCAGACGCCATCGTCGGCCTTGATGTAACAGTCATTCGAGAGCCAGATAACCACGTTGCGCCTCCTTGGTTGCACCGCAATACGTGTTGCGGTGTCCCTGCTCTGTTATGCCGTGTCGCCTTGCCCCCGTGCGCGCGTACGCGCTAGTATCTGCGAATGATTGTGAAAACGTCGAAGGGTTGGCAAGTGTTGAGTGAGGAGCGAAAGCCGCTGAGTGCTGACGACCTGACTCGCGACGAAGCCGAGAAGCGATTGGCTCTGGTGGAGTGGTTCAAGAAGCAGAAGAAGGGGAAGCGCGGAGGGCGGTAGCCTGGTCGGTGAGCACTTGAACGAGGATGTCTGCCGTGCGGTCGAGGTCCATGTCGTGAGCCTTGGCCCACTCCGCAATCTCCACCACGGCTCCCACGATTGACTGCTTCGCGATGCTGTAGAGTTGGATCTCCTTCTCCGTCAGTACCGAGAACACCGATGGTTCGGGGGCCAAGAACGCGTCGCCCGTGTCGAACTGCACGACAACATCGTTGATTGGCACCCCGTTCGGGTCGATGAACTCACGCTCGGCATACACCTTCAACACCCTGCCGAGTCTGCCTGTCTTGGTATGCAGAACATACTTGCCCTTCAGTTCTTCCATCTCAATCCTCCTCACTGATGACGAGCCCGTGGTCGTCTGTGAATGACACGTTGCGCATGGCCCCCCCTTGCTGAAGCGGAACCACCGCATCGAGGTCGACGGGGCCGGCTTCTTCCTCATAGAGAGCGTCGTCAACAATGGGTGGGGGCAACTCCACACTCCCGAGCATCTTAGTCTCGAATCCGGCTCTGTAACCCCCTCGCCAAGCCTCGCGGCAACCGTGAGTGAATAGCTCAATCCAGTCCCCCACGGTTGCCTCCGGGTTGTGACGGGAGAAGTCCCGCGCAAGGGCTCTGAAAACGTCGGGAGGCTCAGGGGCTTCCTCCTTGCCTGCGAGCTTCTCGACTACCACCTTGAGCCACGACTTGCGCTTCATTGCTCCTCCACGAACACCTTGGGATTGACTGTCACCAACGCTTCTGCGGCGTACATGACGGGGACCATCCCACCATGGTCAACACCGAGCAACGTTGCCCGACTCCATGCTTGCTCGGGTGGGGGGACAGGGTAGCGCTTCGCGTACTCGAACGGAAGGAAGACGTGCCACGGCTCCCGGTTGCGGCGGAACCAGAGCATAGGAACAAGGCTGTCCTTGTCGGCTTGTGTCTGGGCCTGAATCCACCATTGCCAGACGGGGCTTGGCCGGCCATCCAAGAGCCGTTGCATTGACCAGTTCTGCTCCCGCTTCACCTCGACACTGAAGGGGAACTCCTCCAGTGTCGTCATCACGTCTCCGCTAGCCCTCATTCCGGCCTTGACCTTCTGGTGGAAGCGGCTTGCTCCTCCCCACCCCCCTGACCCCGGCGTCTTCACGAACACGGCTCCGGGGTAGTGAGGAGTCCACCACTCCATGAGGAGCTTGCATACCTCCCGCTCCCCGGCCTTGCCCTTGCGGTCACTCCTCATTGAGAGCCTCCTCTCCAATTGCCGTGACTGTCGAATAGCCCTCGTGGCGTTGCACGCGAATCATGGCCGGCATCGTGCTCATAACGTCGTTGTGATGGGCCACAACGAACGCTTGAGGGTTGCCCTGGTCCAGCGTGCAAGCGCTCAGAAGGAGGCGGGTGAACGCGTCGCGGTTGGCCTCGTCGAGCGCGCCGAACGGCTCGTCGATAAGGAGTACCCCCCATTGACTGCCACGGTCGCGCTTGAACCAACTCCCCGCCTCCAAGCGAATGACCCCTCCAATGATGTCCTCCGCCGCACCAGAGCGGTCGGAGAAGAGAATGTCACTCTTGTCGATGGTCTTGTTGCCGCGCTCCGCGTCACAACGCGGACACCGCTTGACCCGCTGACTGGCCGGCAAGGGGAAGCCGCAAGAGGTGCATACGTCGGAAAGCCCCTTGCCCTCACGCGCCCATGTGATGTTGAACTCCAGGTCAATCATGCAGTCGTGGAGCTTGGCATTGCCACTGAGCACAATGCCCTGGAGCACGCGCTCCGCAATGACCCGTTGCGCCCCTTGCCTGCCGAGCACGACTGCCGCCGCTTGGAGCACCGACATCTCCTGCTCAATCTCAAGCAAGCGCTGCTCGGCCTTCGCCGCCTCCGCAGTCCCCGGCTTCCAATCCTCCACAAGCTCTGCGAGGTTGCGGTGGTTGCGGTCGGCATCCGCGAACACCTCATACGCCGCTTCCTTCTCGCGCTTGAGGTGGTCGATGCTAGGGGCTTCTGGGTGAGTGTTGATGTAGATGAGGCTCGGCTTGCACTCCGCCGCAATGGTGTCAAGTTCCGCTCTGCGCTTCTCGATGTTCCGCTGTCGCCGCGCCTCCGCGTTGGCTTCAACGAGCTTGCCGTTCAGATGCCTCGATTCCTCGCCGGCCTTGCGCGACGCCTCTACCGCGTTGTCGTAGCGCTTGCGGTTGAGCTTCTCCGCCGCAAGTATCTGCTCGCTTGCGGGGCATTGCATGCGGTTGACGGGGCATACGCCGTCGAACTCACCCACAAGCAAGTCGTGTGCTCTCCGCACCTCGTTCTCGGCGGTAGCCTTGGCCTCTTGCGCTTTCGCCGCCTCCGCCGCAATACGTGTTGCGGTGGTTGCGGCCCCTGCCGCGTCGGCAACCCCGAGCCCCTTGCGCTCGGCCACAATCGCCCGATAACGCTCGACGTTGGCGAAGTGGCCCTGCCATGCCTCTGCCTCGGCTTTGACCCCGCTATACGCCTCCAGGGTGGCATTGTGGGCCACCCGCTTCTGGTCCGCGTACTCCTTCGCTCGGTCGCGCTTGGACTGGAGCCGGGTCCACCCGAGTGCAAGATACTCGCTCACGGTCTTGCCGGCGAGGTCTGGCTTGTCCTCCCCGAGCGCTTGCGCCATGCCGAGAGTGAGCCCTGCGAGATGCTCATTGAGCTTGTCGACCTCTCCCCGCAAGGCATTGAGCCGTGCGAGGGTGGTAGCCTCCGCCTTGCGTAGCATTCCGAGCCGGAACCACGAGGCGAACTCCTTGGCGCGCTCTGCCGGCTTGGCATACACGATGCGAGCGATGTCCTTCTGCCGGAAGTAGCTCGTGTTGAGGAAGTCGTCGCGGCTCATGGCAAGCATCCGCTCGATGAAGCCTTGCGCCTCCACCCCGGTATGGATGGTGTCATTGTCGTCGACCACAAGCTCAGTCGCGTTGCCCCGCTTGCGCGTACGCGAGACGACAACCCCGTTGCTGAAGTGCAGATGCACTCCCCCGCTCGTCGCCTTGTCGAAGATCCACTCATCCTCGGTGCGCTTGCGGTGGAGTCCGAACAGAGCGAACGGGATGGCTTCGAGGAATGAGGTCTTCCCGCTCCAGTTTGAGCGGCCCTCTTCGCCGTCCACCTCAGCGACTACCGCGTAGCACGTAGCCTCCAGGTCAATCCTCTGTACCCCCTTGAAGGGGAGCCAGTTCTCCACCTCAATCGTCGTCAGGTACATCGCTCTCCTCCAGGGTTGTTTGGCAGTATTGCAGGAGCAAGGGCTTCAGTTCGTCGCTGATGGTCGACTGCTCCACAAGCTCGGCCACGACGGTGGATATGGTGTTGTTCCGGTTCTCGCCCGTGAGGTCGTCAATCGCCTCCATCACCTCTCGCGCCTTGTCAGCACTGATGACATCGGGCCGGGGGATGGCGAGCACCTTGATGCCCTTGGCCCCATCGGCTTCGGCCCACCTCACGAACTCTTGCACTTGCGCCTCAGTGGCCCCGACGCGAGGCGCGACACGCACGAACTTCCCCTTCACCGTTGGGCGCTCCCCGCGCTTCGTGCGGGGGATACTGACGGTCACGAACTCGATGCTATCGAGGTCGACGGGTCGAATGAGGTAGTCCGCCGCAATACGTGTTGCGGTGGGGAAGGGGAGTGGCGGGTTCACTAGTCTTCGGGCCATGGGTTCACCTCCGTATCGAAGACGTAGAACGAGGGGGTGTTGCGTTCCTCCCCGAAGTCGAACCGGCCAAGCGAACCGGGGATGTAGACGCCGCTCGGGGTATGTTGGCGAGTGTGGTAGTGACCATTGAACATGATTGCCCCGTAGCGCTTGCCGATGTCGGTGGGGAACGCCATTGTGCGACCCCTCGGCATCAGTGTTGTCTCGTTGCCATTGACGGCCCCGTCGATATGCGTGCAATGGCCGGCGATGACGGTCCTCAACCCCTTGTCGGCGGCGAGCACACACTCCCGCTCGACGAAGCGGCGCACGTCAATCTCGGCTTGGAGAACACGACTGATGTACGGCAGAAACACGAAGTGCCACCCGTCAATCTGCATCGAACCGAGCTTCTCGACAACGTGGAGGAACGGCATGCTCCCCAACGGGGTGAGGCTACTGACGATATCGCTGGAATCGACGACATCGTGGTTGCCGGCCAACCACACCGACTCGATGTCATTCTCGGCCAACATCCGCGCATAGAGGGCGACGGTGGAGATGGCTTTGAGGGTGCGAGCCCCCCGATCCGGGTTGCAGAGGTCGCCCAGAAAGAGGAACAACCTCGGGCGCTCTTGGAGTGCCGTCGTCATCAGTTGGCGCAATGCCACTGACAGGTCATCGAACCGCGAGACACCCAGAGTGACCGAATCTAGGTGCCAGTCAGCGGTGACTATCACTTTCATCAACATCCTCCTCTGTGTCGTGGCCCATGGGGACCAGTTCGTCGGGCTTGAACTCATCCCGACAGGCATTCTCGATGTGATTGAGGAGCTTGTGGTTGGCGTGCAGAACCTTGACGACTGCATCCTTGCCTTGCGCGACATTCCGCCCATTGTAGGCAAACCACGAGCCCTTCTGCTCGATTATGCCGTAGGAGATTGCGAGTTCGAGCACGTCCCTCGCACGGTCGAACCCCTCGGGCACGAGGGCTCCGTTGCTCAAGTGGAAGAAGCCGATTGCATGCTTGTCGTCCTTGCCCTCGACCTTCGTCTTCCAGATTGACACCTTGATCTTCTCACCGAGAACGGGGCCGGCCTTGTCCCCCCGCTTGGGGCCATACACCCAAGCAGAGCGAGTGATACGCATCACGAGGCTTGCGTCGTAGATGATGCCCCGGCCCCCTTGCACTTGCCACGCGGTGTCATACTTGCGCTCGTCATCGGTGGCATTCGGGCGCTCCGACTCCCGCGCAATGAGCAACACCGACGCTCCAGTGTGGTAGAGTTGCGGCGTGAGGTCGTCGAGCCATGCTTGGTTCATTGCCGCTTTCAGTTGCGCTGCTCTGCCCCCCAAGCCGTCGGCCCCTTCCTTGGCAATCTTGGCGAGCAGCGCTTTCGGGGCGAGCTTGCGAATGCTGTCGACCACGATGAGAGCGGTTGTGTCCTCGGCAACCCTACCTTGAGCCCGTGCATCGGCGAGCTTGTCGGTGAGTTGCTTCACACCGTCAATCGCTTGCTCGTAGTTCCGGGGCCGCATTGCCAGGAAGCCGGGGTTGTTGACCTCTTGCCCAAAGAGCTTGGAGATCCACGTTGCGGGGGTTGTCATCTCCGCGTCAATGTGCGCGAAGATATGCCCTTGTCGGAGGAACGAAAGCCCGAGCCCGAGACTGAATGCCGTCTTCCCGTGGTTGCTCGGCCCGTGGACCGTGTTCACCCGGTCAATGGGATAGCCGAACACGCGGGTCGCACGGTCGAACATGGGGAAGATGGTCCGCACACTCCGCACCTGAGTGAGCACCTCGGGGGCCGGCTTCCACAACGAGAACTCCTCTGCAACCCCTGCCAACTCCGACCACCGCTCTTGCCGTGGGTCGTGGGGGACCGCCTCCATCGCGGCATCCACGTCGAAGTCCTCAGTCTCAATCTTCGGTTCTTCTGGCGTAATCACTCTGCGCATTGAGCACCTCCAAACGAGTTGAGCCCCCCGAGCACCATGAGGCGCAAGGAGGGCTCAACGCGGGTCACGCTTGCGTGTCAGTACGGAAGGTCGTCGTCCGGGTCGATGGGGGGGCCAGACGGCTTCGGGTCGTATCCGCAATTGGAGCACGGTTGCCCCTCGTCGATGAACTCCCCGCACTCGTAGCACAACGAACGCGCCGTCGCCTTGGCCGGCTTGGGTGCCTTGGGGGGTTGTTGAGCCGGCCTTGTCTGCTTGGCCGGCTTGGGTGCCTCGTCCTCTGCATCGTAGTCATCGGGGTTGAACGAGGTGTCTCCCTTGCGCTCCCATTCCTCAATGGCATCGGCGAACAGGTCGTCGAGCGGCAACTCGTGCTTCTTGGCGTACGGCTTGTGAGCCGCTTGCAACTGAGCCAGAAGCACGTTGGGGTCGCGCCGCGCCACAATCTTGCTGAGGTCCGGCGGGTCAGTGTCGAAGATGACGCACCGAATCTCCGCCGTGAGCGGGTGTTTGCCCATCTTGACCGCATTGTACTTCTTGTTGAATTGCTGCTCGTCAGGGCGGTAGATCCAGCGGATTGCGTAGGGGTTCACGAGCGGGTTGCCCTCATCCTCCGCCTCCATCATCGCCGCATTGATGACCTCCTTCACCTTGTCTCCGAGAAGCGAAGTCTCAATGGCAATCTGCGGCCCCTCTTGCGGGTTGGCGTTGTCGACCACGCTGAACACGTAGGAGAGCTTCGCCATTGCGTTCTCCCTCCACGCATCCTTGCGGTAGATTCGGGCTTGCTTGAGTTCCTCCTTGTCCTTCTCGGTCAAGTCGCTGCGCCCGAATGCGTTGTAGAGCCCCCCGGCATGGATGATGAGTGTCTTGCTCGGGTCGCTCCCCGCGAAGCGGAACAACGGAGCAGTCCAACTCAGTTCGCCCGACTCCACTGCATCGCGAACGTACTCGATGAGCTTGCAGACGGGGCAGATGCACGGCGGATAAGCGCGTGCTCCGGTATCGCGGTCGCGGAGATACTGCTTCTGGAGTACCTCCTCATCCTCCCAGCAGACCCACGAGCCACTCCACACCTCGATGGTCTTCTCGCCGGTTGCCTTGTCCTCCTTCTCGAACAGACGCGGAATGCCGTGCTGCCAGAGCGACTGAATGAGTGCCTTCGTGTGGAGCCAGACATCGACTTGCGGCGGGTTGTTCTTCTTCCACTTGTTGAGATACTTGCCCCGCGTGCTGACGGTCGACGAGTGTCCGAGAAAAGCGTTGAGGTCCATTCCTGGCATGTTCAATCTCCTTGCGTTGTGCGTTCCCCGTAGGGTGCTTCACCGCACCTTCGCCACCATGGTCTGAAGGCTACGGCATCGGCTTGTCCAGCAAGTCACCAAGTGCTCCAGGTGACTGACGGTGAGCTTGTGTTGACGGCGGTCCACTTGGATACGGGTCCACTCGTCTGGAAACATGGTGGCACACTGAGCCACCACATCGGCGTCTGTGATTGCCTTGCTGAGACGACCCGCCGTCTTCTCCCCTTGGAGCAACGCGGTCGCCTCCTTGCGCATTCCCGCCTCGATGAGCAAGGCATCAGTCTCGAAACGCTCCGCGACCAGCTTGGCATTGACGAACAGCGAGTGGGCGAGTCTGGCGTTGTCCTCCGCCTCGTCGAGTGCCTTCATCAGTGTTGCATAGTCGCGATGCTTCTCGCCCACCCGCAGAGCGGCTTTGAGCCGTTTGAAGTTCTCCCAGATGTCGACCTGAAAGAGCGTCTCGAATATGCGCGCCATGTGGGGGTCAGTGCGAACATAGCGGCGAGATGCGGAGTCGGCGAACGGGTATGGTTTAGTCGGCTTGACCGGCTCCGCTTGTGGGGGTGTCTCCACGCGTCTCATAGTGGCCTCCTCTGTGTGGTTATGCCGTAATCAATGCCACCTTGCCAAGCCCGAGCACCGTTTTCTGCAAGGTGGCAATCGTACTCCGCCGCAATTCCACCTTCCGCTCTACCGCCAACTCCACCTCACCACCGTCGAGAAGCAGAGTGACCCTGACAGGGGTGGCCCCGACCGGCAACGCGTCGAACACGCTGGCGAGCGCTTTGACCGCCGCAATGGGGGCCGGGTCATCCTCGGGCCGGTCCCTGGCATCGAGCGTGACCGCAATACGTGTTGCGGCAGGGGCCGGGGTTGCCCCCTGGGAGGCTTGCGGGAGCCGGGGGGTGGTACGGGCAAGGGGGGCCGGCCCCGAGCCTCCCACGGGCTCCGCAGGGGCCGGGGGTTGGGGGGTTGGCTTGGCCGGCTTGCGGGGGAGCACAGACGGCCCCCCATGGGCTCGGGCCGGGGGCCGAGGGGTTGGGGCCGGGGTTGCCCCCTGCGAGCCTCTGGTGAGGCTGCTAGGGGCCGGCAACGGTAGCGCCAAGGTGTCCTCGCCGCTTGCCCCCTTGCCTCGCCGCTTGCGGGGGCGAACCTTCGCATGGCGGGTCCAATCGTACTCGGGGAACGATGCCTCAAGGAGCCGCTGAGTCGCGGGGTAGACCAGATTCTCCCAGAGGGCGAAACGGTCGCACTCCCCGGTCCAATCGCTGGCCGGGGCAACCTTCGCTCCCCCCGGCTCATCCGGCTTGCCGTCGACTACGAAGTAGGCAATCTTGACCCCGACCGACACGTCCTCGCCCCGCTCCTTGAGAAGCGATGCAACGCGGACATGGGCCGGGGGTGTCTTGGCCTTGTACTCCTCAATCGGCATCGAGAGCGATTGCGAGAGCACGACATCCTCAATGTCGAGTGGGGCTTCCAACACTCGGAGCTTCCACCGCTCGACGAGCCGGTCATACTCATCAGCCGACTCGACCGCGCGAACGAACAGGTCAATCACCTCCCCCTGCATCTGCCGCGCGAGGCGTACGGTGTCACCGCGCTTGTACTCAAGCCCCTTCACCTCGGGCTTGCTGTCAGCGGTTGCCGGCTTGCCCTTGTAATGAGCATAGACACCGACATACTTCTTCGCACTGACGAGGGCCAAGCGCTTGAATGCCTTTTCGTATGCGAGTGAGATGCGGTTGGCCTTGCACCCCTGCCGCTTGAGCATGTCGGGGTAGAGGTTGGCGTTGCAATGCTCCACGAAGCGCATGAAGTCGGTATAGCCGACTGAGCCTATCTCGGAACCGTCCCCCTCGCGTGCCACGAAGATGGAGTCGGTGTCCCCGTAGATGGTCTCGAATCCCCCCCATTGTTTGGCTTCGTGGATGGTAGCTTTGATGAGCCATGCGCCAGAGGTAGTGACGCTCTCGGCAATGCCTCTGTCATAGTACCGAGAGAAGATGCTACCGAGCACCCCGTAGAACGAATTGGCGAGCACCTTGTATGCCATGCTCCAACGATCGGCATCTACCCATTCCGGGGTTCCGGGGGGCAATGACGCCTTGAGGTCGTTCCACTTCTTGCGCATTGCGATGAGCGTCTTCAGCGCAACGGGGAGCATCCCCTCGATGTCGGTGCGGAACGAGATACCCGTGGAAGGTGCGCGACAGAGGTGGGGGGCAATGGGGCCGTTGACCGGGACATTGTGGTCGACCGTCTCAGGGCTCATGTTCCAACTGATGATGATGCTCGGATACAGCGAACTGAAGTCGGCAACGTGAACATCGTGCTGGATGCCCTTGCACTCCGGGTGGAGCACGAAGGCTCCCGCATAGCGGTCGGGGATGGGCTCGTCGAACTTGCTCGGGAAGTGGAACCCGCGCTCCTTGCCGAGACGCAACATGAAGCCGTCCATCTGTGCGGTACTCTTGAGTGAGTACGTTTCGACGAATAGCTTGCACGCGGCGCACATGGTTCCGAACAATGCGATGTATCCGGTACGCTCCTCAATCTTGAGCAGTAGCTCGGTGTCCTGGCGACAGTAGTCGAACATCCGTTGCCGCTCTGCACCCCCCGCTTCCCATGCCTGCCACGTCTTGCTCGAATCGAAGTCGTGCTTACCCTCACCGAGCACCGCTTGCGCTACGGTATTGAGGGCCATGCTCTGCTTCTCCTCACCGCTCTCCGCAATGTGGGAATTAAGCCCTTTGAACACCTCAAGGTGATCGAGGAACCTCCAGCGCTGGAAGTTGATGGAGAGCCCGTGCGCGCGAGCCCGTGCGCGGAGTACCTCAAAGTCAAAGCCGTCCCCGTACCACGCCGCAACCACGTCGAACGTCTCAAGCCAATTGAACAGGTCAATCAGCAATCGAGCCTCGTCAACGTCAGTGTCGTGGTCGAGCACGAACATTGCGTGCTCCCCCTTGCGCACGTCGGACTCTGGCGCATCACACCCCGCAACCACACAAGCGCAGAGCACTCGCATCTCGTGCTTACGCGTGAACGTCAACCTGGAGTCCGTCTCAATGTCGAGATAGGCAAT